GGTATCGTTATATTTTGCCATATTTCACGTATTTTCTTATAATCTTACAAAACCTTACAGATGCAGTGTTTATCAGTATTTTCGACATTTTAGTCTTTAACGTAATTTAACATAATTCTTTATAATTTAATAAAAATTGGTACATGATTGGTACATAGAAAAGCCTTATGCAAATGATATTTTAACGAGAGGAAAATGATATTTTCACTCTCTTTTTTTATGCCAAAATTTAATCATAAGGAGGGATGACCTTATGGGAAAATTCAAATTTTCAGATGAAACACTGGAACATATATTCAGCAAAGAACGTACAAGGGAAGTGCCGATTAAGTATCAATCAATCATGGTTCATGTGATCGAGGAAGTTTTAGGAGAAACGGGTAATGCTTATGAATTTCAGTCCGTTGGGACTTATGAACAAGCCGACATATCAGACACTTGATGAAGTTGAAATTGCGAAACAGATAGAATCAATGGAAGAAAGGGAAAACAGCCATGCCGCAGCCGATTATGAATCCGAACTATTTCAATCCGCAGTATAGAACACCTATGTACGGACAGTTTATGCCACAACAGGAACAATTCCAACCACAGCAGTTTATGCAACAGCCACAGCAAAACGCAGTACAGATGTACGGTCGTATTGTACCGACGCAAGAGTGCATAGCACCGAATGAGGTTCCTATGGATGGCAACACAGCATTCTTTCCCAAGCAGGATTTGTCGGAGATCTATGCTAAATCTTGGGGAGCAGATGGAAAAATCTATACAAGGCTCTACAAGCCTTTTTTAGATGCAGACCCTAACAATTTACCGTCAGAAACAGAAAAAGCAAAATTTGACCTATCAGACGAAGCCACAGCGGTATTTATGAAGCGTTTCGATGAACTGGAACAAAAGATTGAGCAGTTGAAATCTTCGCAATCGCAAAGAAAAACTTCGCAATCGCAAAGAAAGGATGATGCAGAATGAAAATGATGAATCCTATGCAGATGCTCAAAGGGATGGGAAATCCACAACAAATAATTCAAGGGATTATGGGAAATAGTCAGATGATGCAAAACCCCATGATTAGAAATGTAATGGGAATGGCGCAAAAAGGTGACATATCAGGTGTTGAAAATTTTGGCAGAAATATTGCTAAGGAACGTGGCGTAGATTTTGATTCTGAATTTGAAAAATTCAAGCGTCAATTTCCTATGAAGTAGATACTAAATTCTTGCAAGATTAAGTATAAAAAATCTTATATGGAGGTAAAAATTATGTTTGAGAGTAACAATACTCCCTTTACCATGCCTGTTATGCCTGCCAACAGCGGATATGGAAACAACGGTGCATGGGGTGACGATGGTGCATGGTGGATTATTATTTTCGTCCTTTTCTTCGCTTTTGGAGGTTGGGGCGGTAATGGTTGGGGCGGTAATGGCTCTAATTCCAGTTACTACACCGATTCTGCATTGCAAAGAGGGTTCGACACCCAGTCTATCATCGGTAAACTGGACGGAATCAACAACGGTCTGTGTGACGGATTCTACGCTGTAAACAACGGTATGCTTACCGGATTTAATGGCGTTAATACCAACATTTTACAGACTGGCTATGGCATCCAACAGGCTATCAATGCCGACACCGTAGCAGGAATGCAGAATGCTAACGCTTTACAGGCACAGTTAGCACAGTGTTGCTGCGATACCCGTGAAGCTATCCAGGGTGTAAACTACAATATGGCAACGAATACTTGCGCATTGCAGAACACCATGAATAACAACACAAGGGATATCATTGATAATCAGAATGCCGGCACTAGAGCAATTCTTGATTACTTATGTGCAAAAGAAAATGCGGATTTGAGAGATAAGGTGCAGAAACTTGAACTTTCTGCTTCACAGGATAGACAGAATGCACTTCTGACTACTGCAATGACAGCACAGACACAGCAGATTGTCAACTCTGTAAATCCTACAGCTATTCCAGCTTATATTGTTTCTAATCCTAACGCTTACGCTTATGGCTGCAGTTGCAATACCGGCTGTAATTGCTAAAACTGAATAATTGAGTATCTTAATTGAGTTAACTCGATTATGTCTGCTATGCAGAATTACTGACAACATGGGGCAGACTATATGGTTTGCCCCTTTGATTTTGAAAGAGAGGTATTTATTATGGCTGAATATACAGCAGTAGCATTACAGACTGTGGCAGCAGGAGCAGACGTTGCTTTTACCGAAACTGCCGTAAATGGAAGTGGTTGTATCACTCACAGAGAGGGATCCGGAATTGTAAAGTTAAGAGGTATCACTAATCAGTGTCGTGCAAGATTCCTTGTAAGTTATTCCGGAAACATTCAGATTCCCACTGGTGGAACTGTTGGGGAAATTTCCCTTGCACTGGCGGTAGACGGGGAACCTTTACAGTCCACAAGAATGATTGTAACTCCGGCAGCAGTAGAGAATTTCTTCAATGTATCTGCGCAGGCTTACATTGATGTTCCTCGTGGATGCTGCAGTACGGTAGCCGTTCAGAACACTTCTACGCAAGCTATTGAAGTGCAGAACAGCAATTTGATTGCCGTTCGTGAAGCGTAGGAGGTGAAAAATCATGGATGTTAAGAGAATGCATGAAATGATTGAAAAACTTTCTGAATGCGCTAAAGCGCAGTTTGACAAAGGAATTGACAAAGTAGATACTTGCGAAATGGGAAAAGTCGTTGATATGATGAAAGATTTGTCAGAAGCCATGTACTACCGTGAGCTGACAAAAACCATGCAGGAATATGATCCGGAAGAAGTCGTGGAAATGTTTGATCGTTACGGTGACGGTGGCAGACGGTACTATGAACATTACCGATATGCTGACGGCAGATTTGCACCTAAAGGTCGTGGAACCTACCGCAGAGGATATGAAGAGCCACCCTATTACCATATGACCCCGGAAATGTATCACCGTGACATGGACAGAGACATGGGGCGTATGTACTACACTGAAACTTCTTCATCCGGTATGCGTGATGCAAGAGAGGGAAGAAGTGGAATGAGCCGCAGAACCTACATGGAAAATAAGGAACTGCATAAGGCGAATACACAGCAGGACAAAGAAGCTAAAGTCCGTGACCTGAACACCTACATGACCGAACTTGCAAACGACATGACGGAGATCATCAACGATGCAACACCGGAAGAAAAGACGGTACTGCGGAACAAGCTGTCTGCGCTGGTAACAAAAATCGGTTAAAACACTTAAGGGGCTTATTTAGCCCCTTTTATGTTGGAGGTGGTAAATTGTTCACGATAAATGGAATGGACTGGAATTTAAGCCGTGTACACAGTCACAGCCCTATGCTGATGCGTTCTGATGGTACATATACGTTTGGCATGACAGACAGGAACACAAGAGATATTTACATATCAAATATGATTCATGGTAATTTCTATGACCGTGTTCTGTGCCATGAATTGTGCCATGCGTTTTGCCTGTCCTACAATCTGACTATGGATATTCAGACAGAAGAGATTGTTGCCGACTTTTTGGCTACTTACGGAAGAGAAGTGTTTGCACTTGCTGATGAACTGATAAGTGGATACATGGAAATAATGGCATAGAAAAGACCCCTGTTATGGGGTCTCTTCTTTAGCACAGTCCTCTAAGTCTTTCTGAAGAATTTTAGATGCAAGGTCTGAAAGCTGTGGGAAGTAGGTGATTACTTCGGAATTTCTGCATTTCCAGTTTCCGGTCGTTGCACTGTAAATTCTCTTTGCTTCATCAAAATTATATGTTCTTCCCAAAACTTCAAGTAAGTGGTGCATATATTCCTTTGATGTAATGTCGTAGCAACGGCAGATGTAATTGATTTTGCCACGGTTGATGCAGAACCAGTCTGTTTCAAACTCTAATGTCGGCTTTTCCTCGATTGCTGTGGTTGGTTGCTGATTCTTTACCGCAAAATAAGCATCCACAAGAGCATCCTGCACTTCCCATGACAATTCATCATTAAATGATTTTATAACTTTTAGATAACCACGTTCTGTAATGAGGGTTATTCCTCTTTGTGGAACTGCAATTCCTAATAGACGAATTTCGTCGTTTTGGTTTTTCTTATGCACAGTAACGTAATCTCTTCCCTCATTAAAAAATCTTTTGTTTGCCCTAAAGTTTCTATAAGCCGTTCCATGTGGTCTGCGGTGCACTTCATCAATATCCCTAAAAGTAACCACCCTCTGACCATTGTATTCTCTAATACCTAAATCTGTTCCCTCAACGTTTACAATATTTTCCATATTATTTTTCCTTTCTTTTTATCTATCACAAAGTATATTTGTATATGCCAATATGCATTTGAGGAAATGAATGCTGGTATTTTCAAGGTTACAGATAATTTTTTTGATAAGTTCTTCTCTCATTTTCAGCTCCTCCATTTAATCAAAAATAATTTGCCAAAAGGAAGATGCAGTGCTATAATTTACATAATCCTTTTGGGGTAAAGGAGCAGCCGGTTACTTTGCGGGTATGGCTGCTCCTTCTTTTTTAGTTTCCGATTTCTTCATCAACTTTTTCGTTAAACCATTTCGTTTTAGTCAATCCTTTTTGGGAAAGTTTTTCCTCTAACTTCTCAAACTTTTCCTTTTCGATTTCAACACTAAAATTTTTTGTTTTCTTTCTTCGCTCTTTGAAGTAATCGGCTCTGCTTTTAGGTGCTATGGGTATCACCTCCTTGTTTCGAGATACATTATATAATGTTTCGAGATACAAGTCAAGCATTTTTTCAAAAAATAAAAATGCACTAGATTGAATCTAGGGCGTCTATCATCCGACCAGTTTATTCACCGACTTATTTTCCAAAAATTCCTTAATTTCTCCGTATCCCCAACCGTATCCAACCAGTGAACTTACAAGCATTTCTGCATTCTGAACTAACAGTAGTTCTTCCTCGGTCAGATAATCCCGGATGTTTTCTTTGTTGCCAATATTAAGGTCAAGCCGTAATTGCTTTGCGGTTTTTCCGAATACTGATTTATAAATCAAATCGGTGTAGGTAGAGTATGCATGACCGTGCATCCGTTCATTTTCGGAAGTCCTCTGCAAACTATCCGTAAGTACCCTGCGGACACCAATTCCTTTTTCACGTTCCCGTATTTTGCCAATAAGAGCTTTTTCCATTGCGTTGAATTGCTTAATATAGGCTTCCTTGAACTGCATTGCTTTTTCACCAGTGTATCCCATAGCAAGAAGAGTAAAGCCGTCTCTTGTCATAACAAACATAGGTTTTTTCCTGTTAATACTATCTGTATAAGAGATAGGCACGAAATTGTGCTCTCTAAATTCTTCACTACAATCAAGTTCTCTTATGTCCTGCATGACACGTTTATGCTCTTTTCCAAACGTTTCCGCAACATCAAGGCTTGTTACAACGGTTACTTCTTCTTTGTTTACTGTTTTGATTTCAACTAACATTTTCTACCTCCAACAAATACATTGTCATGGGGCAGAAGAGCATAAAAATAAGCCCACTACCCCTGTTACTGTTGGAGTAGCGAACTTCCAATCTTTTTTTGGTCTGTCTTTATTCCGGGTCTTGGTTACAATCTAGGCTGTATAATCAGCTTTCACTCTCCGGACGTAGTGCAAGACTTCCTAACTGACACATATTATATCATGCAGAACGTAGGTTCGCAACATAAAAATAAGAGCACCCTTTCGGATGCCCTTAAAATTCTATATTCTATTGTAATTTGAGTACTTCTTTGTTTCCAGTCCAAATGCTTGTTTCATATTCCAGTTCAATGCTCTGCGCATCTTGCGGAACTACAAATGCAATCTTGTAAGATGTTTTTCTTCCGCTTGAAAGATTCGCATTCAACGAAGAACTATCAACAACACTGTAATTCTGCTCACAATCTGTATCGTCTGCGTAGCACTGGAAATCGTAGATGCTTACATACTTATCATCTTTACTGTTGTTCTGATAGGAAACATCAATCATAATGTATTTTGTTCCATCAGCAGGAGCGTTCCAACCGTATTCATCCTCATAATCAGTGTAGTCAAGGTCAAAATCATTAATAGTGACTTGCAAGCCGTCCGCATCGAATGTGTAACCGGGAGAAATAACAGTACCACTGGGTGCTTCTACCTCTTCAACCTTTGATTCCGGTGTACTTTCTGATACTGCGGTAGAACTTTCTTGTATTGCAGAAACAGATGCCTGTGTGCCGGTAGATTCCTTGTTACTATCGGATACACTATTTACAAACAATGCCATAATGGCAAAAATTACAATTCCGATAACAGAACACACAAGACCTGCGATAGCTGTTCCGTGCTTTCTGTCTTTTTGACACAGAGCAATAATAGCGAGTATCAAGCCTATAATACCTGGCACAATGCCAAAAGCTATACAAGCTGTGAGGATGCTTATAATACCAAGCACCATTGAAGTGATTCCTAAAGGACTTTGTTTCATAGAGTAATTACCCCTTTCATTTTGAATTTTATAAAATTTTAACACATTTGTGGTATTCTGTCGATAAATAGATGTGAAGTATTGAAAAAATTTTAATGTGTTTCTTTTGATACCCCCGTGGGTCTGCATTTTCAACCGAAAATCTCGTTTTCAGAGGTTTTTGAAAGAAAAATTTTTCTACAATTTTCGTGCTAAAAATTTTCAATCCCCCCGGGGTAGCACTTTTCAAGCTGGAAAATCCGTTTTCAGAGGTTTTTCTCTGATTTTTTCAGACCGTTTCAAAGTGTGGAACATCTGCACACTTCTGCGGTGCTAGTCCTGGACTTGTCACCCGGTCACCGTGTCGCAGCTTTCGCAAGGTCTCCGACTGCCGAAAGCATGGAATCATAAGCAGACCGCAACAGCTCCGCAGATTCCGGAGACAGACCACCGGCGGCACTCTCCACCCTTATAACGGTTTCCAACCGTTCCCCGGCATCCGCTACGCTCTCCATGATATCATATACATGACCGATTCCCAATTTTCGCATTTTGTATAATCCCCTTGTAATATTTGATTGTACACCAAGACAGCGCAAGCCGTCAATATATCTGGGCGCAGGATCTGACCGGATCCGGTGGAAGAGTAACACAAATAGACCACCGCAAGCGGTAGCAGATCACCCAGAACACGGCAAAAAGACGGTTGCAAGCCGCCTTTTATCTGTTTTCCAGTTCAAAAATTGCCCACCGCAGGGCGGCGGCTGTCTCCGTGTCGTGATCACGCTCTGCACGTTCTAACAGCTTGTAAAGTCTTTCAAGGTTCTTTTCTTTCATCCTGGCAACCTCCTATTTTTAATTTTTGGGGTAAATTCAACCCATAAAACCGCCGCCGGTAGTGATCCGGCTGGCATCCTCTGCAATGGCTGTCAAGGTTCAAAATCTATAATTCCTAAATAAAATTGATCTTTAAAGTTATTAAAAAAATGATCTTTTAAATCTGATAATGTTTTTTCTCCATTTTTTAACGCTTCAAAATCATTCAACACCATTTCATCAGTATAATTTGCAAATTTATTATAACTGATTGATATTCTAAACCTTTCTCCAGATTTTACCCAACCCAAACGACCGGAATTTTTAGCAACTGGATATACACCTATTACATAACCGTATAAATCATTATAATCTTTTGTGTTTTTGTCGTGCCAATCCTCTAGTTGTATTTCCGTACCGTCAGGCATTGCCGAAATTTCTATAATTTTCATTTTCTTGTTCCTCCATATTTTCAATTTTTCCCGTTTCCGGGTAAAAGCAAGCCGGGGCACGATCCCCGGTGTAAGCCTGTCTTACTTGCTTAACTCTTTATAATACCGGAGCACATACCCGGCGAGCATTGCACAAATTAGTAATATAATATTTTCCATCTTTGCACCTCCGGAACTTATTCATTGCACGCAATCATACCAGCGATAAAATAATAACATTCGCTTGTTGTCATTCCGTAGGAGTTCCCGACGGTTTTAATTCCTCCGGCTGCGTTTCCTACCATCTGCACTGCATATCCAGCAGCATCTTTATAAAGTCTGTAACTTCCTACTGTATTCCATTCCGGTTTTTCAAATCCCTTCATTGCGTTTAATCTTGCGATCATGTTTTCTAAAGTTGCTTTTCTCATATTGCTTTTACCTTTTCACCCGTGTTATAATATGGGTGCCTTTCTTTTTGGGTGCCGGTGTTCGCTTGGTAGGTGGTCACCGGCTTTATTTATTTGTTGAGATAACTATATCATGATATATAGCATGTGTCAACACTTTTCTATAAATATTTATATAAAATTTATATGACATGATATATATATACAATTATATTGCATTTATATATAAAGTGTTATATAATATGATAAAACAATTTATTAAAGGAGGTTTTACAGATGGCAAGGACAGCAGATTACACGCGCAAAGCAATTAACAATTACCGCAGTAAATTTGATCTTGTACAAATCAGATTACCAAAAGGCACAAAGGACAGAGCAGCAGAATTAGACATAAATATAAATGATATAGCTGTATCGGCGGTATTGGCTTATTTAGACACTTTGGACAGCCAAACGGAGAAGTTACCGCAAGAGCCGGAAAAGACCGTAGAAAAGGAAAATACAGAGCGTACAGAGGTAGAGGAGAAAGTTGCATTGATGCAAGCAAACGAAAGACTTCACCAGCTCCAGGAGCAAAGGAGAGCAGAACGAAAAGCATCGGAACAACCGCAAGTTGTAGAAGCTGAGGAATTTTTAAAAAATATCAATAAATAATTGCAATAATCTATTGACATGTTATATAGCATGATATATAATCAAGATACAAACAAACGAAAGGAGCAAACGACATGAAAGGAACACCGGAGCAGATCACAGCAAAGAAAGCCGCCCGGATCGTATCGACTTGTAGAGCGTTTTTCCCGTGGTATGAACCGCAGATAAAAGACAAATTCGAGCGGCAAGCGTGGGAAGAGTTAAAAGCCAAAGTTATCCCAGAGGTGGAAAGCTACACAGATGCTGCACAACTGATAGCGGATCGGCAGAAATTTTCAGACAAAACGTTGCTGCAAAAACTATTTATTAGGGCGTGTAGTCTTCGTTCACTGGATCCGGAATACCACAGAAATTTGGTACAGAAAAAGAAACAATTAGAGGACGAGCGCTGGAACCGATTACAGGACAGGCGGAAAAGATACAGTACATATTGTTAAAAACGAAAGGTTAAAAGGTGGCAAAAATGAGAAAAACAGTAGTAAACGAGTATGGAGTAAACATTGATTATGATTTGTCGGTATCTTTTATGGATGACGATTTGCGAGAGGAGATACACGGAGATCTTGCACCGTGCACAGATCAGCAATTTTTTGACGAGTATGCAAAACGGCACGAGCAAAAATTTAATGAGGTTTGGGAGCTGGCAAAAGAAAACCCTTGTTATTAAATATTCAGCGGAGCGAAGAAGCTAAAATCAAAATATCGTAATCTATAAGCAGGTGTAACAGCCTGCTTTTCTTGATCTATTTTCACTGCGATATTTTAACGTGCTAAATTTTGTAGACAAATTGTAGACATTTTGTAGACGCAGATTAAATAAAAGAAGATTAGATAAAATAAAGGTTAGATAAAATAAAAGTAAATAAGAGCAGAAAGACATTGTATAACCAAGTATATATAAATACTAGAGCCGACCAACTGCCACTATGTGCCCATCTGCAAAAATCACCTATCTGTCTGTCAAAAAATCCCATTTGTCAAATTTAACCGGATGATATTTTTTAAGCATATGATTTTTATATACTCAGGATCACCGGCAGACATACCACAGTAACAAATTGTCAAATGCGTAAAAGGTTGTGATATTATGTTGTGGATTTATAAATAGCACTTATGGTATGATAAAAGCAGTTAGGGAGCCGACGCTAACACGGTGCGAGTGACAGCGGTGCAAATCCACCCTCCCCCCTCTGGATATGTAGCCGCCCAGATTGTAACCAAGACCACCGGAGCCGACAGACCGGAACCGATCAGAAGTCACTGGCTGATCACTTTTGTAAATTTATGTTTTTTACCTAATCTGTGGAGGAGATAAAAAACATGGGTTTATTAAGTGAGTCTTAGTGATTTTTTTTTATTGCAGATTTTCAGGAGGTGTAGAGCGGTGCAGGACGTCAGAGAGATTCCAAACATTGACGAGATTAAAAAAAATATCCGGAAATACTTTGACGATTATTGTGCAGCTTATGGCATCGATGACATGAGATCACAACGGCAACCGGTTTTTAATGGTGCCATGCAATATATATATAACAATTATATAAGACCTAGTAATGTATTAAAAGATATACCCCAAAACGTAGTGGATAATAGTATCAACCAAATGCTAACTAACTACAATGCGTACAACATAGATCTGTTGTATGAGGTTTATTTATATCTTAGAGAGTTAGCCAACGCTTATGATATGACTGCTACAGCTGATACATTTAAGATATTAACAGGGATATCTAAACAGGCTTTAAGTGCATGGAGGACTAAATCAAGTACGTCGAGCATGGACGAGGTCAGAAAAGCTTTTGTAAATTGGTTAGATGATGCAGATTGCGATCAACTTGTTGCTTTTAACCTGCGGAATGCTCTAGGAGCAACGGAACGATTAAACAACGACCACGGGCGGAAACAGACCACACAGCAAGAGATTGTACACAAGATAACCAGGACAGCCGACCAACTTCCACGATTAGACACAAATTTTGGACAAAATACATCAATGTTGACCGATTCCGGAGCGTATGGAGATAATACAGCAGATGCGAATGAGTAGCAACAACTACGGAAACGTGCGGAAATATGGGATAGTTAAGGATGTAACAATAAAGACTGCGCGAAGCGCGAATTTTGCGCATAGTTGAAATGCGTTGATGGCAACGGGGGAGGGGGTCTGACAGGATTAGTGAACAGCCCCTACTTAGTCCCTCAAATTTCCTCAAAAATAAAAAAGACCCTTAGGAGGTGTACCACATGATTTTCATTTACATAGTTTTAGCATGGATACTGTTTCAATTACATGCTCCTGCATGGGTGTATATCCTGTTCATCATCGGAGTATTTTTAAGAGCGGTAGTCACTGGTAGAGATTAAGTGTATGCAGATATTTGGGAAAGAGATAAAAGACGAATGTTCAAAATGCGGTGAAGTCCTGCAATGCGAATTATTTCTGCAAGGTCACGGAATTAAGAGAGACCGTGAGAACGTTACGGAAATGGTTAGCTGTCAGATGGAGCACCAAAAGAGCAGACTTGATAAAGAGCCTAAAGAAGATTTACCAGTTAAGGAGAAATGTGAATTGCCACCGGAGATTAAAGAAATCTACACAGAGGTTTGGAAAATCCATAAAGAGTGTGCTAATCCGAAAACGGATGAAGACTGGGAATATCTTATCAGTCAAGGCAATCTGCTGATTAAAATGCATAACAATAGCCAGTTTGCTAAAGCACTGGTAATGGCAATGATCGATGAAATTGAAGGAAGGACGAAGAAAAAATGCTTGGATTCATGATTTTAAAAATAATGACAACGTTGGTATTGACAGTTTTAGCAATATCTGCTTTATGGTATGCTCCAAAACAGAAAACAGCATCAGACGGAGTTATTTTATTTGCGTTCGCAATGTTCCTTGCATTTGGAATAACTTTTATGTGGGTATAATTTATGTGGTTACCGGAGATTATGCGAATTATCCCATATCACAATGTTGAATGGGTTAAATTCATAAAGCCATTGTTATTGCAGAATATCCAGTGTTGTGTTGGCATTGGATATGTGGCAGAGAAATCAAGGCATCAAGAGTGTATGCAGCCTGTGTATGGGAAACGAAAAATGGAATAATGCGTTCGACAACACCAAGTTTTTCAAAGTACCGTGCACAGGCGTGAAAATTTTTTAGATAAAGATAGGTTGTTTCACGAAAATAATCCGGGAGCAGATGGTCTCTCTCCCGGAGTTTAGGACTATCGCCAAGCGGTAAGGCACAGCACTTTGACTGCTGCATTCCCAGGTCCGAATCCTGGTAGTCCTGTTTCGCAGATATTTTCTTCTTTTGGTCTTTGCCATCTGCGAATATTCCATCTACATGGAAGACTCCTTTCACCTCATAGCGGAATGCTGTTAAGAGCCGTCGCAAGGCTCGTGAGGGTTTAACCGGTTTATGATAGCCCGGTTTTTGCGGAATACCGTTGTAGGTTTTAATCCGTGGGTTGTCAGTAAAGACATTAAAATCCCGCACAGCCATTGCGGACATAAAATTGGCGTAGGCGGTTGGGTAGCTCCCAACTAGCAGGTAACTGGCGGATGCCCTGCGAAAATAAAAATAGCTATAAGTGTTGCGCTGTGTCAGCGCCTTAAATGTAGGCATACAGCTTATGGAAACGCACATGATCGGTTAGTCAAGTGGTAAGACACCACCCTTTCACGGTGGTAACGCGAGTTCGAATCTCGTACCGATCATTGGGATGTAGCGCAAATGGAAAGAGCAGTGTCCTTCTACGGCATAGGCTGTGGGTTCAAGTCCCATCATCCCAACTTTTTCATTCAATCCTAAAAGACGCTATTGGGCAGGTGCGTGGTTGATAGTCGTAACGGATGGATTGTTTCAAGAAATCGCACCATCAAGATGCAGTGTTCCCATAATGGTATTGGAACGGCTTGCTAAGCCGCCGGGCGTTTATTCGCCTTGTAGGTTCGAATCCTACACACTGCGTTTATACGAGTGGGAACGCATATCATTGTTCGCAGGGGGATATGCATAATTGTGAGTTGAGATACCTGTTCTAGCAATTAACCATGCTATATTTGCCGTATGTCCGGGTGGTGAGGGAGCGGTCTTGAAAACCGTTGGCTGTAAAAGGCTTGCAAGTTCGAATCTTGTGTACGGCGTTTATCTTTATCTCCACTTAGCCGGGTACTACTGCAATAGTTCCGGTCGATGGGAGATGTATGGATAGTAGTTGCTCATTATCGGTCAACGAAAAACACTTCTGCGAGTAGAATTTGCAGATTCAAAAGTAGTCGTACCTTGTTTGGGTCGGGTGGGTTCAACTCCCACGGCAACTATTCCCTAGCTAAAACGTAAGCCACATATGTTTAGCGAAAACCAAGCCTATGAAGTAGAGAACAGACAAGACTGTGAGATTGTGGATAGTCAGTGACAAGTAGGCGATGCATCTTTGGTTATGGCAAGCGCAAGCCATAAAAGGTTTTACGGTGCGATTCCCATGTATAGCTTAAGTGGTAGAACAGCATCCGCATAGGATGTGTGTCGGCGGTTCGATTCCGTCTGCATGGGTTACGGAGGATTTGATGATGAATAAATTGAAAGACTATCAACCGCAAACAGAAGCATTACGAAATTTTAGTATAGATGTTTCCAAAAAAGCGGTAGAAAAATACGCTTTGGAAAATTTTGGAAGGATACCGCAAAGTTTTATTGAAAGAGATTTTGCAAGGAACTGTAAAGTGATGGAAGAAAGCAGAAGGATTGTGAAATAAAATGAAAGACACGATATTATACATCAGTGATAGAGAAGAAAAAGTCGTAAGCTTTTTGAAAAATCTTTTGCCGAAATTACTGGAAAGCAAAAAAGAATATCTTTTGGATTTGAGACATTATATTTTGATAACAGATAAGGTTGGCGTTGTTGGAAAATCATTTTATGGAAGTCATTTGGGGTGTAGATATGGGCATTGTTTATATTACTGCATCGATGAAACAATTGATAAAAACAGAATGACGGATAATGATAATCAACAACTAATGGAAATACTGTTTCATGTTAGAGAAGGAGCAAAAGAAGTATCCGAACAGGAAATATTGTATATGCTTGGTTTGATATGAAAGTTGGTGGAAGAATGACGTGTCATGATTGTGTTTACCTTGGATTTGATAGAAACGAAGTTGTAGGGATGGCTGAAATGTGCAACCATCCGGAAAAATGGATTCCTGGTGCTGGATTTGCTGACAGTGAACATGAGTGCGAATTTTTCAAAAAGAAATCTGGAGTTTCTAAATGGGATTCATATTCCGAAGATGAAAAAGAAAAGGCCCGGGAATATTTCCAAGAATACTATGTTCAAAATCCTGTTGGAGATTTAACATGCGAAAAGGCTTGGGCACAGTTCGTTGAATATTTAAAAAATACTGATTCAAATGCATGATTTGATAGGAGTATTGAAGAATGAGCATGGCAGAATTAATGGAATCAATAACAGATGAATTAACTGAACAGTTGGGATATGACGCATCTCAGCGAGAAATTAAGCAGGATAGCGAAATGTCTCTGGTTGAATTTGCAGAGAAGATTGCACCATTTCCGTTATCTGAATTTCAAAAACAGTTAATTCGAGAATACGAGGAATGTGAGAAAAGAAATTTATCATTGTGTTACATTCCACCAAGAAACGTTGGAAACAATGGTAGAGCATTGTGAAGCGAGGTTTTAATCATGTGTAAATCTTGGGAAGAAGCATTTAAAAGAAGACATGATATTATACCAGAAAAAATTGAAATGTTTAAAATGTCAGAGGAAGAATATGTAAAGAAGACTATGCCGGAACCGTTGATAAGGTTAGAAGAGGAACGATGCAGAAATTGTAACCGCCTTTTAGGCAAATTCAACGGACAGGCTGAAATCAAATGCCCGAAGTGTGGGAAAATCAATAGAATTGGGGTGAATCTTGGATGAAAATTATAAAACGACACAAATTAGTAGCACCGACCAAAAGATTAACCTGCGATAAATGCGGTTCGATATTTGAGTTCGAGAAAAGAGAATGCGATGCAACTGACATAATGGGTGTAATGCATGATGGTCTTGGCAGTTACAATATCAAGTGCCCTGTATGTGGGAAACGGTCGTATTTTGATTGGAAGTAAATTGAATATTTAGAGCACCAGTCGTAGAGTGCCTACGCAGAGAGCCAAATTTCCAAAATGTAAGGAAAGGAGGCTCTTTTATATTGGCAAGTCAGAGCCTTATATCGGCAGTAAACAGCTATGACAATTACATACAGCGAAAGGGAATTGATGAACAGGTCATTGATGCGTATATAGAAGCCTGCAGAGTGGCTATAAACAGTGAAAAGGATATAACTTATGGCTTACAGATAACAAACCGTTCTAAAGGCATTGTAGAGCGTTTCTGCATGGAAAGAACCGGAGGAACCATATGGGATTTGGAAAAGTATTCCTTCGCAAACAAGACGCACTATTCTCTGACAGATAAATTGTACGATGTTCTCCTACTGGAAGCACAAAATAAGGTTGTGGACAGTGCCTACCGCTATTTGGAAAAGAAAAGAGAACCTAGAGAGCGGTTCTATATGCCACGTAGAAAGCAATTTCTTAAAATTGGTCTCATGGATGCCATTCAAGGCATGATTGATGATAAATACGACATTCTATGCGTGTCTCTTATCCCAGGTGCTGGGAAAACTACGGTCGAGAAAATGCTGAATGCGTTGGTAGCAGGATGGTTTCCGAGAGATTTTAACCTTTTTTACTCCCACAGTGGAGATATTACACGTATGTACTATGACGGTGTGTACGATATTTGTACAAATTCTGACGAGTACACTTGGAATGAAATTTTCCCAAATCTTTCTGTTACCAGTACTAACGCAAAAATGGAGCAGTTTAACATCGGCAAATATAAACCATTTCCATCCGTTCAGTGTACATCCGTAGGAAGTAAAAATGCTGGTAAAGTACGTGCATCAAAGTTTTTGTTCGTAGATGACATGATCGGTGGCATCGAAGAAGCTATGAATCCTATAATTTTGGACAAATTGTGGGACAAGTATGCGGTAGATGCAAGACAAAGAAAGACACAAGATACTGACGGAAAGAATTGCAAAGAGATCCATATTGCTACCAGGTGGAGCGTAAATGATGTAATCGGTCGGATCCAAAATATGTATGAAGGGAATCCGAGAGTAAAAGTAATTGCAGTGCCGGATATTGACCCAAAAACAGGATTAAGCAATTTTGACTACGAATTTTCCGGATTTACGGTTGCTTTTTTTGAAGATCAACAATTACTCATGGATGAAATCTCTTATAGGTGTCTTTACAAGCAAGAGCCTATTGAACGTGAGGGATTGTTATTTCCGGAAGAAAAAATCAGACGTTATCTTAATCTGCCACATGGGGAACCGGAAATTATTACCGGGCAATGCGATACCAAGGGAAAAGGAACCGACTTTTTTGTTCTTCCGGTATTGCAAAAGTATGGAGAAGATTATTACTGCGTGGATGCTGTTTGTGACAATACTGCAGATTATGAGATGCAGTATGAAAATGCGGCAAATGTACTTGTTAATAATAAAGTGCAAGAGTGCGAATTTGAGCGTAATGCCGGCGGTGACCGTGTGGCAATGGAAGTAAATAAGCGTGTAGAGAGTAAAGGATGGATATGCAACATCACAGACACACCGACAGAGACAAACAAAGAAGCAAGAATTTTCCAGTGCTCTAACTGGATTTTACAACACGTAATATTCAAAGATCCATCATTGTATAAGCCTAACGAACCATACGGTGTAATGATGTCGTTACTGAAAAGGTATTCTGTTTCAGGAAAAAAACAGTTAGATGATGTGCCTGATGTATTTTCAAACTTTGCATTGCGAATTACAAACGGAAACAGGGTAGCAAAAGTAGAAGCAATTCAAAACCCATTCTCTTTCGGACGGAGGTATTGATATGACAACCAAAGAATATTTAGGGCAGATAAGCCGCCTTAATCGGATGATAAATAATAAACTCACGGAAATCGCACAACTCAAAGATATGGCGGTAAGCATATCTGCTACGCAAAGCGGTGAAAGGGTACAGACTACACCGAATTTTGACAAAATAGGAACAAAATATGCCAAAATTGATGAAATGGAACGGAAAATAGATGGAATGGTGGACGAACTTGTCGATAAAAAAGAGAAAATCATACAGCAGATAGACAGCATGGAAGATGAAAACACATACAATATTCTGTTTGCAAGGTACATTGAAAAGAAAACTTTTGAAGTGATTGCAACAGAAATGAAATATTCATGGAGACAGGTTGTAAGACTTCACGGAACTGCATTGAAACAGTTTGAAAAGAAATACGGAGAAGGATATTTGAATGAATGATGTCATTGAATGTCATATATAAAAAATGGTAATGTTAAACTGACGAAAATATTTAAGATGCTTTCTAATCCTCCTAAAAGGCAAACAGCCGGGAATACCGTCTACGTTATGTGGGCGGTATTTTTGTGCGCAGAAAAGAGGTATTTATGATTTTTAACCAAAAAATTAGAGTGTACTGTCCGGGATGCGGACGGTTAGTCGGTGAATGCAGTTCAAAATCACACATCGACAAGACATATAAGTGCCGGAATTGCGATAAGATGGTTGTTTACCATACGGAGACCGGAGAACGTGAGATCAAGAAACTTCCAAAAAGAGATCAGAGTAGCGGAATGACATTTATGTAGGTGAAAATATGAACACTATGAAATTTCAAGACCTTGTAAAGGGTTGTCACGGTAGAAAAATTGCATATACGGATGTGGAGCAGATAACCGAAGACAACATTGTAAAGGTTATCGGTGATTGCATCGGTGTTTTTTATTACAATAAGCCAGTTATCAAGTACTTGTGGGAGTACTACAAAGGAGATCAACCGGTACTATACAGAACAAAGCTGTCAAATGAGGATATCACCAATCGAGTAGTAGAGAACCATTCTTTTGAATGGGTGCAATTCAAGGTCGCTCAGACTTACGGAGAGCCTATTCAGTTTGTCAGCAGAAAAGATGATGAAGCTGTAAATAAGGCAGTAGATGAACTGAATGATTACTTAGCAGATGCAAATAAGCACGAGAAAGACATAAAAGCTGGTGAGTGGCAGTCGGCAACCGGAACATCATTCAAAGCTATTCAGATTGTGAATGGAGATGTGCCTATCCGTGTGGTTGCACCTAATCCTCTGAATACGTTTGTTATTTACAACCGCAGTTCTGAAGAACCGATTTTGGCGGTACAGGAATTAAAAGATGAAAATGGCGAGTGGTACAAGCTCTGCTACACGGAATCCTGTGAATGTAAGATAAAAAACAGTGCGGTTGTTCCTGATACATGGAAACTTCACGGATTTGGTGGTATTCCGATTGTAGAATTTCCGAACAACCATGAGCGGTTGTCTGATATTGAACTTGTTATAGATCTGTTGGATGCAATCAATAATACGCAGTCAAACAGAATGGACGGCATAGAGCAATTTATCCAGGCGTGGTACAAATTTGTAAACTGTGAGATTGACGAAGAAGAGTTCAAAAAAATGAAGATGAACCATGCATTGGTTGTAAAGTCCATCAATAAAGACAATAAGTCTGATGTGGATGTCATGTCACAGGAACTTGACCAAACGCAGACACAGGTCTCCAAGGACGATTTAACAGACAGCGCACTTTCAATTTTGGGAATACCGAACAAGCAAGGAAACACTGGCGGTGATACGCAGGGTGCGGTTGAGCTGAGAAACGGATGGGATTTTTCAAAATCAAGAGCAAGGCTTAAGGATCCGGTTGTTAAGACAGCAGAGAAGAGACTGGCCAAGGTTGCGCTGAATGTTATTCGCATTAAGAAAGAAGATCTGAAAATCACTCTTAGAGATTTTGATGTGCAGATTAACCACAGTCCACAAGATAATATGTATACCAAGTCGCAGACATTACTGCAACTTCTGCAGTGTGGTATTCATCCGCTTATTGCAATCAAAACGGTTGGACTTTGGGGAGATTGCGAAAAGACTTTCAACCTTTCCAAGCCTTACCTTGATGCTCTGTGGAAAACTGCTGACATTATCAACATGGAAGAGCAGATGGCAAAAGCACAGGAAATTGTAAAACAAATGCAAAATAAGACAGTTGCCTAGAAATAGGTGGCTGTTTTTATTTTATAAAAATTCGCAATGCCGTGAGCGTATAAACCGGCAATGTCAACCGGTGTCGTTGCACCGTATAAAAATTCGTAGGACATAACGGAGGTAATTTATGAAGAGAGAAGAACTGACAGCTATGGGTTTGACTGATGAACAGATTGAAAAAATCATTGCTGAGAATAGCAAGGATGTTCAGGCAGCAAACGCAAAAGCAAACAAAAACAGTGAAGAGTTGACAAGACTGCGTGAGTTGGAAAAGGAATACACAGCCATGAAAGATAAGGATTTATCCGATTCGGAAAGACTGCAAAAAGACCTTGATTCTGCAAATGCAAAAATCGCAGAACTTGAAAAGACACAGGCTATTGCGGAACAGAGAAGCAATGCGGCATCCAAGTTTAACATTTCTGCTGAACAGGCATCACAGGTTATCAAGGATGACGGCAGTTTTGACTACGAAGTACTCGGAAAAATTATCTCTGATAAAGAGACTGCTGCGGCACAGGCTAAAGAGCAGGAAATCGCAAACGGAACCACAAATCCGGGCGGTGGTAGTTCTGGCGGTGGTAATGGAACTGAAAGTAAAGGTGCTGAAATGGCAAAGAAATATAATCAGCGCTATGTAATCGAACAGTAAGCAAGGAGGTATAAACGTTATGGCTTACATGAAAACCACTACTTACACTTCTGGTGTAAACATTTTAGCAAGTGAAGTCGGACTTGTGTTAAAAACTTTTGAGGGAACACAAGCAATGGCAACACAGGTAGATGATAAGAAGATCATCAAGGCAGGAACTGTGGTTCCAACAAATAACGCTTCTGCGAAGGGAATTGTGTTTGAGGATGTTGATATTACAGATGACGAAAAGAAGCCTATTTCTGTAATTATTGCAGGCCGTGTTATTAAGGCAAATTTGCCTGTTGCAGTAGATACCAATGCCGAAACCGCACTTAAAGCAAGCGGCATTTACTTTGATTAAATTACGGAGGTAAGAACAGTATGCCTAGTGTATTAACAATGATTACAGACAAGGATAGATTGGATTTTTCCCAAAACTATTCTATCGCAAGAAATTATGTAGGTGACCGTCTTTTCCCTGATATCAAGACCGAGAACCTTGAAGCAGAGTACGAAAGACTTTCCGAGGGAATGGATCTTCCTACCGCAGCAATGGTACACGCATTTGATACCGAGGCTGCTATTGGTGTAAGACCTGGATTCGAAAAAGTAAGCGTAGAAAAGCTGCTGATCAAGGAAAAAATCAACCAGTCTGAAAGATTACGCCAGTTGCTGAATCATGGCGTAAGAGAAAGCAACCTGATTGACTATGTATATGACGATATGGGTCGGCTTTCTGATTCTGTTAAGACAAGAACTGAAATCGCAAAAATGGAGGTTATGTCTACTGGTAAGATGACTATTAACGAAAATGGTCTCAATTTTGCTATTGACTTCAAAGTAAATAAGTTCAAGGCACTGAAAGGCTGGGAAGATCCTACCCATGATATCCTTGGAGATATTGCAGACATGGTTCAGATGGCTCTTGACAAAGGATATGTTGTCAATACTGCACTGACTTCTACCAAAATGCGCTCTTATATGCTTAAGAATGAAGGAATCATGAAAGCTATTAAGGGAGTTAATTTCGTTGGAATGGCAATTACTCCGGCAGAAGTGGCAAATCTGTTACTTAGCCTGTATGGTCTGAATATGGTAATTGATGATGATATGTACGGAATTGCCAACAAGGAAAATACAACGAGAACTCCCAAGAGATTTTTACCGGATAATGTATTTACTCTTTATGTATCTACTGGAAACGGAAAGATTGGTACTGGACTTTGGGGCGTAACTCCGGAAGAAGAAAAGGCAAGTGCATTTACAAGCCTGTCCCAAAAGCAATTCATTACTATTTCCCAGTGGGCAACTCCTGATCCGGTTGCTGAGTGGACGAAGGCTAGTGGCGTGTTTATCCCTGTAATTCCTAACCCTTATGGAATCGTAATCGGTACTTTAACCGAAGGAGAAAGCGGTTTGGATACATTGGTAGTGAACAGCACTGCAAGCCAAACAACTAATGGATACACGAAAGTAAGCGTTTCCCCTGCAAAAAGCGGCGACAATTCTTACAAATACAAGGTAGCAGATGATTGTAAATTACCTTCTTATCTTGGAAATGTAAAGACGTATGCTACTTGGGATGGCACTTCTGAAATTGAAGCAACAACCGGCAAGGAAATTATGATTATCGAGTGTGATCCTAATTACAGAGCAGTAAAGGCAGGTATTACTACGGTAACTGCAAAGGATGAATAAGAGGTAACACATGGCAGAATATACGACTTTGGAGCAAGTAAAAATCCGTCTGAAACAATTTCATATTGATTCTAAAAGTGATTCTGAAAGCTCCGAGGTCGTGTTTGACCATTTGGAAGAAAATCCTCTTTTGGAACAACTTATCAGTCAAGCAGAAGCAGACATCAGAGCAAAGAGAATGTACCCGGAAAGTTACACGGAAGAGAAGATTGCTGCGGATATGAAAAAATTTCAGTCCGTTGTGGTTAATCTTGTCGTGTATGACAGATCGCAAGCCGGTGAAAACTTCATGGCAAGCTATTCAGAAAATGGTGTGTCGAGAACATGGAGAGACCGGGAAGAACTGTTTGTGGGTGTTTTTCCATTTGCAAAAGTTTTATAACCCCATCGAAATCGAGGGGTTTAGAAGATTGTGCGTGACAATGTTACTGATTCCAGTAATAAAGTTGCAGGCGGCACACTTTAAGGGTGGTGGGCGGTGTGCCAACAAACAAGGAAGGCGGTATATGATGTGACTATAGAGTTATCTACAGCAATCATTATAAGCGTGTTATCACTCGGTTTTTCCGTCTACATTGGTCTGAAAAACAGCAAAAGAACAGACACAAAGGATATTGAGGAACGTGTGAAAGAAAACACACGCATCAACATGAAACTGGACACCATCATTGATACTATCAATGAAATGAAAAGCGAGCGTTCAGAGATGAAGAAAGAGCTTGCAGAGCATGAACAGAAGCTGACAAAGGTTGAAGCCAGTACGGCATCTGCACATCATAGACTTGATGGAATTGAGGAAAGACTTAACATTAAAGAGAACGGAGGTAAGGAATGATGGATTTTTCACAGGTAGGAACTTGTGTTGCAATTGTGGTTATCTGCTATCTTGCCGGTATTGGAGCGAAGCTGATTCCGGTTATTAAGGATAACTACATCCCAGTTATTGTCGGCATTGTAGGTGGCATTCTAGGAGTAGTAGGAATGTATGTTATTCCGGATTTCCCGGCAAATGATGTGCTGAATGCGATTGCGGTCGGAATTGTTTCCGGTTTGGCAAGCACTGGTGTAAATCAGATTTACAAGCAGGTGAAGAAAGATGCTTGACATTAACAAGCAGGACATGAAGTACTCACGTCAGGGAGAAAAAGTCACGATTTATGACCGGGACGAAAACGGAGAAATAAAGTACATCGAGATGGACGGAGAAAGGATTCCAGTGGTTTTGAGAGAAACTACTGGATATTCTGACCCCGTCCTTTTTTCTGCCAACATCAGTAATAAGCTGTCGGAAGTACTGGTAAAGGAATTTGGTATTGATGATTCCAGTTCGTATTGTCAGATTGTGACCGACAAAGGATATTTGCCGATTAAAGCAGGTGATGTTATCTGGAAGAAGTCAGAAGTAGGTCGTGACGATGACGGACTTGTGGACAGCAAGACTGCAGACTATGTTGTCAAAGGCGTTGCAGACGAGGGACTGACAGCAGATTTGTTCTTGTTACAGAAGACGGTGAAGTAGGTGATTGACTATGGAAGGTGACAAAGAAAAATTAACTATTCCAAAACTGGAAAATGGAATTTTCACTGAAAAAGGTGTATGGATTCACGGATGTGACTATTCTAAAGAAGTGGTAGGAACATATGGGAAAGACAATCAATATCAACCTGTTTGACCAAAAGTCCATACAATCGGCTGTAAAGGCTCTTAAAGACTATGAAAATAGTTTAGAGTATAAAAGTAGGCTACTGGCTGAAACACTGGCAGAAAAGGGCATAGAGATTGCTAGAGTACAGATTGCTGACCTCGATGCTATATTTACATCGGAACTTTTGCAAAGCATTCATGCGGAATACGTTGGCTCCGTAAAAGGTGGCGGTGTTTGGGCGGTGGTTGCAGGTACAGACCATGCGGCTTTTGTGGAGTTTGGTACTGGTGTTGTTGGAAAGCAGTCGCCATATCCATATCAACTACCGGAAGGTGTTGATTGGCAGTATGCAAGCGGAAAAACCATAAGGCAACTTGCGGATGGAAGATATGGTTGGTTTTATCCTGCGGATGACGGTAAATGGTATTTTACAGAAGGTATGCCGTCAAGACCATTTATGTACCTGACTGCAATAGAACTTCGTGATATTGTATCACAGACAGCAAAGGTGGTGTTTGGTAGTGGATAATGAATATCAATGGGTATCAGATTTCAAAGTAAAGATTGCATCGTACTTAAAAATGAAGATACCACAGAGCCATCCTAAAGCTTATGTGACAGACAAAAGTAAAGATTTGTCAGACCCTACATTCCCTACGGTGTACTTTCATGCTATGCCGTTTACAGAGACTGGACAAGACCTTGAAGCACGTTCGGTTAATGGAATCACAGCATCATACCAGGTGGATGTGATAACCAACAAAAGTCAGGAAGAAGCCGAAGCTATCATGGCTACGGTTGCCGGTCTTTTCAAACGTCTGCGATTTCAGATTACTTCCATGCCGGAGTTCAATAATACTTCGCAGGACACATACAGAAGCACTGCACGGTTCAGAAGAAGCGTAGGTGCTGATGATAAATTGTAACTATTAGAGCCATTCGGCTCTATTTTTTTATGCAAATTTAAGGAGGTATAAATTATGGCAGCAGCCGGAATTTCTACTTTAGGTATTACTTTCGGATATGGTACAGAGACAACCGCCGGAACAAAACCTACAAGTTTTAAGCAACTTACAAGAATTAATGCCATTGGCGGCATCAACATTGAACCGGAACAGATTGATGCTTCTGCGTTAGAAGATGCAATCACCAGATATGTAAAAGGTCGTGCAGATACTGGTGGATCTTTTGCAGTCACAGTCAACTTCACATCAGAGACCGTGGATGAATGGACTGCACTTATCACAGCCTATAAGGCTCTTACTAGTGGAAATAGAATGTGGTTTGAAACTGTAATTCCAGGAGAAGAGAAATCTTTCTTCGTTGTGGCACAGCCACCTGAGCAGATTCCACAGCCAGAGATCGGACAGAATGAACTTCTGACGATTGAAATGAACCTTACTATTGAGGAATACAAAGGTTTGGATTCCACTGTTGCACTGACAACGGGGGAATAGCAAGTCAGTCAGAAACAAATAACACTGCCGTGGCTGACAATGATGAAACGGTAGACGAAACATTGATTTAGCAAAAAGAGAGCCGTCTTCGGGCGGCTCCTTTCCAACAAAATGTTGGGGAAAGGATAAAATATGCTAACAGTAAAATTTGGAAAAAAGGAACTGAACATTAAATTCGGTTACGAAGCAACCGTAAAAAACAACATTATCAAGAAACTGGCAAGCCTTGAAAAGCAGGAAGACGGCATTGAATCCGTGAATAACATTCTCATGTTACTGCCGGAACTGATTCTTGTCGGTTTACAAAAATACCACTCTGATGAATACGGTTTCGACCCTTACAACAAAGAGCAGAAAGAAGCAAAGTTAAGCGAGGTTTATTCCATGCTTGATGATTATTTCGATTCTGAAGAATCTGACATTCAGAAATTATTTGCTGATGTGCAAGGAGAACTGCTTGAAAACGGTTTTTTAGCGAAGCTCCTGAAACAGGAGCAGGAGAAGAACTCCAAGAAAGCACCGGAGAAGTCAGAGAACTAACATGGGAAATATACTGTAAAGAAGTACGTCCTATGTGGCTTTTATGCACAAAAGGATACGGATTTACAGTAAAAGATATAGATTCTTCCTGCCCTGCGGATTTAGAGCCTTATGCAGAAGCGTACAAGCTAGAAATGAAGCAGAGAGACAGAGAAATGTGGATGTGGTGGGGAGAATATGGACTAGCAGCAACATCTGTTGCCGTAGACCATTGCCTAAACGGTCGAAAAGCACAATCGAAGTATATTGACAAGCCTATTATAGAACGTGCGGACATTGCTAATAATGAAAAAGAAATTCAGAAGCAAAGAAAAGCGTTCCTCGCAGGACTTATGGCAATGCAGGCTAATTTTGAATTATCACATCCCAAAAAGGAGAAACAAACATGAGTTTAACAGGAATTGATGTGTCCTCATACCAGGGGACGATTAACTGGTGGGCGGTAAAGCAGAACGGTATTGATTTTGCTATTCTGAAAGTCATCCGTAAGGATTTGAACCCGGACAAGAAGTTTGAGGAGAACTGGAAAGGTTGTAAAGAGCACAATGTCCATGTGCACGGAGTATATGAATACGGATATATTACAACGGTTGCAAAATCACGATCTGATGCAAGAAGAGTGCTTACTATTCTTAATGGCAGAAAAGTGACAGTATATCTTGATGTTGAAGATGCTGTTATGAAAGGTCTTGGCAAAAATATTATTTCTATTATCAATGCTTACGGCAAGGTAATCACCGATGCAGGATTGCCATTCGGTGTATACACTGGGGAAAGTTTTTACAAGACATACATTAAGCCTTATGGCGGTGTGAGTTATCCCATGTGGATTGCACGGTACGGAAAGAACAACGGCAAGTGTGATGTAAAGTATCAGCCGCAAGTACCTAACATGGTAGGATGGCAGTACACTTCTAAAGGGCGTGTAGGCGGTATTGTAGGAAATGTAGACATGAATGTATGGTACAAGGAATTAGATGCCGTATATGAGGATTCTACAAGCCATAGCAACCCTTATACAGAGCCGGAAAGACTTCTTTATTACAAGCGTATGGCAATGATGAAGGGAAATGATGTCAAGTGGGCGCAGTACGAACTTGTAAGGAAAGGCTTTATGCCGTCTGTAAATGCGAAAGGTAAGACGAACATTGACGGATATTTCGGAAAAACCACTTCTGATGCAGTAAAAGCATTCCAAAAGAGTGTCGGTATCAAAGTGGACGGAAAAATCGGTGCGGTTACAAGGGCATATCTCAAAAAGTAATTTTAGGAGCGGTAGGTGTCACAGCTTGCCGCTCTTTTCTTGGAAGTGGCAGACACTTCCTTTTTTATTGCGGTAAAGGCGGTGCGGTATGGCAGATATTGATTCTTTACAGATTAAAATAAAAGCGGATGCGAATAACGCAAGTAACGCACTGGATAAGTTGGCAAATAGCCTTACGAATTTTCAGAGAAGCTTGTCTATTGATACATCCAAACTGACAAGCATTTCTAATAGCATACAGAGTATCGCAAATGCCGCCAGTTCCATGAATACAAGCGGTATTAAGAATATTTCCACATTGACAAATTCCATTAACAGAATGGGAAAAATAGATACAAGCGGATTAAGCAGAATTTCATCTGCATTGAAGACCTTTTCTGCTGACATGGCAGGAACTAAAGTAGATGGAGTAGGGGATATTGCGAGCATAGCATCTTCGATTTCAAGACTTGGTGGTGTGGCATCAGGCAGAGCAGTCACAAACATTCCTTTACTGGCAAAGAATTTGAAGCAGTTATTTACAACTCTTTCAACCGCTCCAAATGTCAGTGAGAACATTATCCGCATGACAAATGCACTGGCAGGACTGGCATCTACTGGTGCGGCATCCGGGAGAGCAGCAAACTCTTTAGGACGTAATCTGAACACCTATACGGTAAGCGCAAGAAGAGCCACGAAAAGCACATTTAGCCTTGCTGCGGCTTTCGGCAGATTCTACGCAACATATTTCCTTGTGATCCGTGGAATTAAAAGTCTGTGGAAGTCCATAGAGGGAACTACGGACTATATCGAAGCATTCAACTACTACACGGTAGCATTCAATAAAGTCGGCAAGGAATGGGGCAAGGATTTTGAACAATTCGGTTACGACAATGCAGAAGATTATGCGCAGAGTTTCGGAAACCGTGTAAATGAACTGCTTGGCAAAATGTCCGGTCTGAAAGTAGATGTAGACGGTGGGCTGATTTCTGAAAGCGGAATGAAGAACCTGGGACTGAATTTACAGGAGATTACGCAGTACGCTTCACAACTTGCATCTATTACCAACTCTTTAGGGCAGACCGGAGAAGTTACTACGGCAATTTCAAAGTCCATGACAATGCTTGCCGGTGATATTTCCTCCCTGTTTAACGTGGATTTTAGTACAGTTGCAACAAACTTACAGTCCGGTTTGATCGGTCAGTCAAGAGCACTGTATAAGTATGGTATTGATATCACGAATGCCACCTTACAGACTTATGCTTACAAATACGGCATTGAAAAAGCTGTATCTGAAATGTCACAGGCAGAGAAACAGCAGTTGCGTTTACTTGCAATCTTAGACCAGTCCAAAGTATCATGGGGAGATTTAGCGAATACAATCAATTCTCCAAGTAACATGATTCGTCAGTTTACCAACAACGTAAAAGAAGCCGGCATGGTACTGGGACAGTTGTTTATTCCGGTATTACAGAAAGTACTTCCTGTCATTAACGGTGTCGTAATTGCGATTAAAAGACTGCTTGTCAGTGTAGCGAACTTACTGGAAATCAAGATTGACTTTTCATCATTTGGTCAAGGTGTATCCGGGTACAATGAAGATTTGGAAGACACGGCAGACGCACTGGATAAAGTTGGTACAAGCGCAAAAAATGCTCAAAGCGGAATCAGAGCATTTGATAAATTGAAAGTTATTTCAATGCCAAAATCCAGTGGTTCCGGAAGTGGTGCTGGTGGAGCAGGAATTGACCTTACAAAAGAAATCATGGATGCTACTGCGGAGTACGAAAAAGTATGGCAGGAAGCATTCGACAAGATGCAGAATACAGCTATGGGCTGGGCTGATAAAGTAAGCAAGGTGTTTAAGCCTGTAAAAGATATCATAGAAGATTTGTCTTATGCATTTAAGTTTGATTCTGATGCCTGGTTTAAGGTTGCCGGAATGGATACGTCTAAACTGGTAACTGGTATTTTCGATTGGTTCACAAGAGCAATAGATTCTGTGGACTGGGAAAAAATTGGAAGACACATAGGTAGTTTCTTGGACGGAATGGATTGGACAGCAATCTTCACATCTGCCGGAAACTTCATAGAGACTGCCATAGATGCGGCTATCGATTTGTGGAAAGGAAGTTTTGATGCTGCACCGATTGAAACCACGATTATCACAGCAATAGGTCTTTTAAAGTTTACTGGTGTTGGAGATATCATATGGGGAAAAATATCGGACAAGTTATCAGCCAAAGTACTAGGATCAAGTATAGGAATAGTTCCGACAATTGCAATAGCTGCTGTTACTTGGGAGATTGGATTTAATGTAGGAAAATCTTTAGGGAAAGCATTGTTCCCAGAAGACGCAGAGTACTACGACAATTTTACGTGGTTTGGTGAAAATGGTTTTTTTGATACATTAAAAAATACTGATTTTACCACATTAAAAACTGCGTGGGATGATTTATACAAAGATATAACAGATAATGATTTGTATAGATTCTTGACAGGAACAATGTTGCTTCCAAAACATAGCACTCTTGATGATTTTGGAGATAAAATTGATTGGCTAATTGATAAAATAAAAAATACAAAAGTAGATATGTCAGATACTTTTGGTCTGTCATCTGCACTTATCAATATAGCACCACTTGTTGGAAACTGGTTTAATGAAAATGTATCTCCTTGGTTCACAAAGGAAAAGTGGCAAGGAATGGGTCAAACTATAGAGTCATCACTTTCTGAAAAATGGACTTCTTTTACAACATGGTGGAACCAAACAGGATTTTCAAGTTGGTGGAAAAAAATTTCAGAGCAGTTTGGACTAACAAAATGGAATAAATTGCTTGAAAACATTCCAACGGCGTTTAGAACAGCATTTAAAACAGCAGCTAATGTTGCAATAGCTCCTTTGAACCTTGTAATAAGTGGAATAGAAACCATGATAAACAATGCCATAGACCTTATTAATGGTTTGATGTCTGCAGCAAGGTTAATACCTAAAATTGGTGACGCAGTTCCGAATAATATACAACACATTAGTGTTGGAAGAATACCTACATTTGAAAAAGGTGGTTACGTTCCAAGCCGATATACGATGTTCATGGCAGGAGAGAACGGTATACCGGAGATTGCCGGAACAGTAGGTGGAAAAACAGCGGTTGCCGGTGGAGTTGAAATCACTGGAATCAAAGATGCTATTAATTCCACGGCACAACAGGAAATTGCACTTCTGAAACAGAATAATCAGCTACTGCAAGCAATCCTTGAGAAAGAGTTTGGAATAACAACAGATCAAATTGGAATTGCCGCAAGACAATACGGTCAAGAGCAATTTAACCAAAAACACAAGAATGTATATGTATTTTAACACAGACAGCACTCTGAATGGGTGCTGTCTATTTTTATGCAATAAGGCGGTGAGTGTATGTCAGCATATCAAGGATGGCTTTTAAAAATTGGAGATTACGTTATTGACCAGTCAAGATTTATAGCCGCTGAAAGTTATCAGCCAGCTGTAAATATGCAAGATGTAGACCCGTGGACTGATGCAAATGGATACGTACATAGAAATGCTGTGGAGCTAAAAGCATTAAGTGTTGATTTTTCAACGCCTGCGATGCTGACGGATGACGATTTGCAAGAGTTACTGTCCGGGATACGAAGAAACTTTATTGATGCAACGGAACAGGGATGTAATATCACGGCATACATTCCATTTTTAGGTCAATATGTCACACAATATGGATATATGGCTGATATAAAGCCTACAATCTACGGAACTTATGACGGAGAGATTAAATACAATCAGATAGAATTTTCATTTGTCGGAGGTGTAGCGAATGAGTAACTATACCTATGCGGATTTGTTTGATAAAAGCGCATCCAAAAAGGAAATCACAATTGAAACAGAGGACAAGTCTGTAAAAATCACCAACAGCGAAATCCATTTTGAACAGTTTGAATTAAAAGAAATACTATGTGATGATGATTACCTTACATTTGGACAGTGCAATGCATCACAGTTAAAATTCAAAATTTCCAACGTGTTCACAAGCATGATTGGGAAACAAATAAATGTTTCAGCTGTGATTAATGGACATACTGACACCCCGTTTATTTTCGGCAAATACCGTGTCATTTCCGATAAACCAACAGATGATAAGCGTTACAGGAATGTGACGGCATATGACGCCATATACGATATTGGAGAATCAGAAGTATCTTCCTGGTATAACGGATTGAAGTTTCCTCTGACCTTAAAGCAGTTCAGAGACAGTTTTTTTTCATATTTTGGTGTTGAGCAAGTAGCAATCACATTACCTAATGACAGCATGGAAGTGGCAGAAACAATCAAACCAAGTGAGTTGTCTGGCCAGACGGTCATGGAAGCAATCTGCTCAATAAATGGATGCTTTGGCCACATTAACCATGATGGAAAATTTGAATATGTTTTCCTTAAAGAAATAATATCCGGTTTATATCCACAGAAAGGATTATATCCACAGAAAGGATTATACCCTAGAAAAGGTTCTGAAAAAGAAAAGGTTACTGGTGGAAAATACAAATCAGTTAAATATGAAGATTTTGTCTGCCAAAAAGTTACAAAAGTTCAGATAAGACAATCAGAAAATGATATTGGTGCAGTTTACCCGGATACAGAGATTACCGAGAACGACAACAGTTATATTTTGCAAGATAATTTCCTTGTTTATGGAATGGGTGCAGATGCCCTAGAAACGGTTGCAAGAAATCTGTATGAGGTTATTAAAGTTGTAAAATATAGACCTTATAACTGTGAAAAAATAGGAAATCCTTGTTTGAGCCTTGGAGAAGCAGTCAATGTATATACGGCTAAAGAAATCATAGAAAGCTATGTGTTGAGTAGAACATACAAAGGAATCCAACAACCGAAAGACACCATATCAGCAAGCGGAAAATCTCCAAAGTACAGTGAACAGGTAAATGGAATTAACAAAAGTATAATTCAACTCCGTGGAAAGACTAATGAACTAGAAAGGAATGTAGAAGAGACCCGGTCTGAGATCAAGGATGTAGAGAGCGGATTGGATACGAAAATTACGCAAAATGCAGGAAAAATTGAAGCAGAAGCGAAAAGGGCAACAGATACAGAAGTAGAATTGGCAGCGGCAATATCTTTGCAGGCAGACCAAATCAAATTAAAAGTATCAAAAGGTGATGTCAGTTCGCAGTTGAGCGTTGAGAGTGGACAAGTAAGCATTTCCGGAAACCGATTTGTATTGGAAGCAGATAACTGTAGCATATCAGCAGATGGAACTATTACAGCTAAAAATGCAGTAATGACTGGTAGTTTTAAGTCTATAGGGGAAGACGGAAGTTACACAGAAGTATCATCAGGTGAAATTAAATTTTATAACGAACTATTGCAAAGCACAGGATCTATAAAAGGATTGGGACAATATCTTACTATTGATGCTTCAATGGTAAGTGTAAGCGGAATTTTAGTGGTAGGAAATGGAGCAACATATGATTCACAATATGTAAAAAACATATCAACAACTTCTCAAATATTGGGCAGTAAGACAGTACTGACAAGTGCCACATTAAGTGTCACAAAAAATTATATAAATGGAACCGTATCAGATGTATCTTTGGTAACACAAACAGCCAATGTTGCTGATTATCCTGGACATAATGTTAATTTTATTACAGGAGTTTCATCACTTGGAGGTTTGCTCACTGCAACATCTGGAATTGTCACACTTATGACGTAGGAGATTTATTATGGTAAAAAAAATATTTATTCTTCAAACGATTATTGGAAAAACAATGAAAGAAGTAATGGAAGAAAGGCAAGAAATTCAGCAATATATAGCTTTTACCATTGGAATTTCCACGTTTACGGAAATCAATGCCACATTGTTTAGCACGGAAGATGGCGATGGTTTTGAAGAGTTTATGAAGCAACTTATTGACATGTCGGATACAGTGGTTGCACAGAGCGGATATGAAGTATCTGAACTGTGCAAAAATCTGTATGCATATGCAGAAGAGCAAGGAAAAGAAATCTATGTAAGGGAGAATTGATATGGCAGCAAACTTTGAGATTAAGAAATTAAAAAGCAACCTTGTGACAGTATTAAATCAAACACCGTTGCCTATCGAGGTGAAAAGGCTTGTACTGTATGAAGTGTATTCGGAGACTAAACAGTTATCAGATATGCAGATTATGAAAGAGGAAAGCGAGGTATCTGCAGATGGCGTTGAATAAGGTTTATACCAGAATTAACTGGGAAGATTACCCCAGTGAAAACACAGACATTGATGAAATAAATCTTAATAAAATGGATTCTGCCATTGATGCGTTGGACAACCGTATCGTATCACAGGATGCCTTAAAAGTAGACAAGTCTGCAATAAACGGAAATATTGCAGACTGGACTATGGATGAAACAACCGGTGTTATTACTATTACAAAGTACAACGGTGAAAAAATTATTTTTGACCTTAACATTGAAAAAATACCTGTTGGCTTTTCCATGTCTGATGACGGAATCATTACCATGACTACAGAAGATGGAACACAGTTTACAGCTGATATTGGTTCTATGATTCCGGTGTTGACATTTGAAGATTCTGCAACCATAGCTGTATCCGTGACTGGTACTGGAAAGAATAAGACTTATTCTTTTTCGATAAAAACAGGATCAGTAACAGATGATATGCTTCAGCCTAATTATTTAGCAGATATTAGAGTAGAATCCGCAAATGCATCTGCTTATGCGCAATCCGCAAATGCAAAATCTGTATTGGCTGAATCTTATGCCGTAGGTGGAACCGGAACAAGAGAAGGAGAAGATACAGATAACGCAAAGTATTATATGGAGCAGGCAAAACAGCAAACAGGAGGTATACCTACAAAAGTTAGCGAATTAGAAAATGATGCTGGATACATTACAAAAAAAGTTTCTGATTTGACAAATTATTATGACAAAACCACTGTTGATGAAAAAATAGATGCAATTCCAAAACCAGATTTGACAAACTATTTGACCAAAACTGGTGATGGTAGTAATTTGACTGCGGCGTTTGAAGAAGCAACAACTTTAGAGGAATTAACGACAGGAGAAAAGTTATCATCTATTTTGGGAAAAATTAAACTGGCTGTAAAAAACCTTAAATCACTTATAGGTCTTATCGGAACTACCGATATTTCGACTATTGGTGACGGGACTGTTACTGGAGGATTAAGTGATGTAAATGGCAAGTTAGACACCGCAACTGAAGCAATAGTTCATGATAATATCACTGGCATATTTACATATACCAAAATCGGACATATGTGCATTGGATGTGGTACATTAACCACCACAAATGATATAGATGCATACTCCGCTATAGTTAGTAATCTACCACAAACGTATACAGGTAATCCTTATCCTGGTGCCTTTGTTGCAGAGGATAATACTTATAATGATTTTTATATCAATGGTTCAGCAATCGTAAACCGTAAGCCAGTATCAAAAGGGCATACGTTGAGGCTATCATGTATCTACATGTGCCAATAATTATTCAAACAATACCTTCAATATCTATATTAAAAGTATTATTTTTACTTACGACAATAGTATTTTGCATATAATTTCCATTCCAGTTGATACCTATTTGATTATTTACATCATAGAAGTATATATTAATACCACTCCATCCTAAGTTATTAATTATATGTGTCCAAGCTGGAATATCTTCTTTTGTAGTTAACTTTGCAATGACACGTATTGTTCGGTTTGTTGAATAAACATAAACACTGCCATCAACATAATCTGTGTTTATTTCCGATGTAATATCACTTATATAAATATTGCCTAACTTGCCATTTACAGAAGCAGTCATAAAAAATATTTGCGAAATAACAACAAAAAAGAGCATGGTGTAAAAGCCATGCTCTTAATCTATTTATCTGATTCCCCAGTCACCGTCATTGTTGACAAAACCAACCACATATCCTATCATGTCATCAATAAGATTTTCCGGGAGTATGCTGTTCGGAGACATAAGCGGAACATATCTCCATTTTCTTACACCATCTTCAATTATATGTGTTTTCACGACAATATATATTCCACCATTACTGGTCACAATACATCGTTCACCGTCTTGAGGTTCACGATCCGCTGCAAGGAGAATAATTTCCCCAGGCAGATAAAACGGCATATAGTAGTCGCACGGAATTTTCACACCGATATAAGCCTTGGATTTTATGTCTTCCGGCAAATTTTCTATGCACATGGGTTCCACAGCATTTGTGGTTGCGATAATTCCATTCATAAGTTGTGGATTAAGGACAGAAATATACTTGTGTGATTTTTCAAGACTGGAATAGATTTTAGCTTGGTGACGTATGAAGTAACGGATAAGGTAAAGAGAGTGTTCCGGCAGACTGCGGCATATCTTGACAGATTCCAACATCTTATCTTCCATAGTGCCGCAACCTACCAGTTCATCTACACTGATTCCAAAGGCTCTAGCAAGCGCAACAGCGGTCGATAGCTTCGTGTCGTTGGAATTACCGTATAGTAGTGAATTAAGCGTAGAATAAGGCAAATTAGCTTCATCAGCAAGCTTGTAAACCGTCATGTCCGGCTCATTGAGAAATTCATGGAGATTCCCACGAAAACTTAACATATAATTAGTACGGTTGACTGATAGATGTGTCGATATTTCTTTGATTCGGTCTTTTTTCATCATGTTTTTTATCCCCCTTTCACATGATACACTTGTAACATCCCTTGAAACAAGGGACTTCAAGTTCTGGCGAGGGCGGTGTTTATTGGCGTTTTCACCGTCCTCTTTTTGTTGATATTTTACAACAATAAAAGACGTGCGTCAAATATATTGATTGTTAAGAACGTATGTTCTATAATGTAATGTATCGCTACTTTAGATTCTGCGGAGAATTAAGGGGAGAGGGGTGTGGTTACGATGAACGAAAGCAATGAATTTTACAGAGAGGAAATTGCAAGGATACTATCTGGAATAGAAGACAATGACATATTGAAATATGTGTATGTCATTGTCTCCGATATAGAGGGGGAAAAATGAAAAATCGAAAAAAAATAAATTGGGCGTTAATAATTTTGATTTACTTTTTAGGATTATTAACAAATTATTTCTTAAGATAGACCTAATATTTTCTTTAAATATTCTGTAAATATTGGAGAGCATAATCCCATAAAGTACACTAAAACGTAAACAAGTTTTGGACCTATATAATCAATAATTTTTTTAAAAGGACTTATGTAATTATGCTCTTTACTTTTTACTATATGTATGTCTTCTAATGAATTTATTTTTATATATTTCATTTCTTCTAGTTCATTTATGTAATCAATAAAATCATCTATGGAAGAATCACCATAATCTTTTGAAATCCTACCTAATACAACATTGTTGTCTTTATTTTTTATTGATATTAAATAGCCAAAAAAATCATTAGAATCTTTTATTTTTCTCTTCATTCCGCACCTCCGATTATCATTTTAAATGCGGAAAATGCAGTACTTCTTTTTTGCTCCGAAAGATTGTAGTACTTAATCAATAAATCTTCCATATCTGGATCGTTTCTTAAAAAAGAAACTAATCTAGCATATTTTGCTGAATATTTTTCTCCATCTTCTTTACCGGTCAACAAAAATTCAATAGAAACTCCTAAAAAATTTGCAATTACTTCTATACGGTCATCCGGAATAACTCCCTTTTTTAAACTTCTTATATATCCATTACTAAATCCGCAAGAAGTCTCTAATTTAGAAATGGCTATTCTCCTTTCTTTACATATAGATTTTACTCTTTCTACTGTAGTCATAGTGTCCTCCCAAAAATTTAGATGATACTCTAAAAATATGCTTGACAAAATAGAGAACACTCTATATAATAAATTTAGGATTTAGAGGAAAGCCTAAATTTAAAAATGTTCTCTGTGGTTTCTTGGCAGTTACTATATTAGAACATTCTCTAAATTTTGTCAAGTTTTTCTCTAAATTCCTAAATCAAGAGAAAGGAAGTGATAGATTGAATTGTTACGACAGAATCAAGGAAATTTGTGATAAGAAAGGAACAAATATTTATCAAGTGGAGCAGAAAGCCGGATTGAGCAATGGAATTATCCGAAAGTGGAATGAATCTGCTCCGCAAGTTGACAATTTAAAGGCTGTTGCAAAAGTCCTTGGAGTAAAAGTAGACGAGTTACTGGAATAGGGAGGTAAAAACATGGAAAAACAGAGATATGTGGTATTAGACAAAAATGGTAAAGCAAATATAGTTCAGAAAGCTGATTCACGTTTTGTTGGAATTGACGAGATGGCACAGCACATTGCGTTTGACATTATCGAAGATTACAAAAGCATTATAGATGGCGATAAGAAAATCGAAGAAACAAATATTGATTTGTCTATCAAAGTACTTACCGCCATTTCGCCTTTTAGGAACGGCTCTGGATTTGGAAAGGATTGCTAATTGCTTCGGCTTTTGCTAATTGTGGTTTTTCTTCCGGCAAAGAATTGACGATTTCTGAATAGTATTGGTCGTACAGGTTCTTAAAATCATCAAAACTTCCGGTATATCCACAGATTTTAGCAATAGCGTAAGCGGATGCGTATTCTTTATAATCCAAATTATTTCACCTCCTTATTAAAAAGATAAGGAGAGTATATCACAAAAAGGAAGTGAATTGAATGAGTGAAAAAGAGAAAAAAATTGTTGAGAAGTTAAAGAGAGCCATTCCGAATATGTCCGATTTCAACAAGGGATATATTCTCGGCAAGACAGAGAAGATGGCAGAGGAATCTGTTAAGAAGCAGGAGGAAGAAAATGCAAAGCCAATTTGAGAGAGAACTTCTCAAAACATTAAAGAGCATTGACGGTACTCTGAAAAGAATTGAGAAGTCCATGAATGATGAAGAGAAACAGCATATGACAATTTGTAATGCAGTTTCTCATGCACTGAATGGTAAAAAATACAAACCTATTCATTCAGATGCAGAACAGCAAAATCATACGCAGATTTCAGATACTGAATTTCTTCAATAGACATATCTGTGTTGCCATCCAATATAGCATCACGGCAGTCTATCTGATATTCATTCAATTTTGAACTTGCGTATGCAACAGCTAAATCATGAATTTCTTCATGAGACATTTTATCACCTCCTTATAGGAGAGTATACCACAGAAAGGAGAACAATGAACGAATTAGAACAGAAAACAATATCTTCCGTGGAAGTAGCGGAAATGGTAGGAAAACAGCATAACGATTTGCTTAAGGATATCAGAAGATATTATGAGCAATTAGGACAGGGGAATATTTCCCAGTCCGATTTCTTCACAGAAAGCACCTATCAGAACAGTCAAAACAAGAAACAGCCTTGCTACATGGTCACAAAGAAAGGCTGCGAGTTCATAGCACATAAGATGACCGGAGTTAGGGGAACAGAATTTACGGCAAAGTACATTGACCGTTTCCACGAAATGGAAGATTCCATTAAGGCACATATCCCTACCGGACAGGAATTGATTGCGCTGGCAGTTGTCGAAGCACAGAGGATGCTTGCGCAGAAAGAGGAAGAGGTTAAGCAGTTGCAGACCACAGTGCAACAGATGGATGCCGTGATCACCGATATGACACCAAAAGTTGACTATGTGGACAAGATTCTTTCATCTAACGACTGTATGACAGTCACACAGATTGCACAGGACTACGGAATGAGTGCGGTGAGGTTTAATTCAGTTTTAAGAACAGCCGGCATTCAGAGAAAAGTCGGTGACCAGTGGATATTGTACGCAGACTTCCAGGGTAAGGGTTATGTGAGAACAAAGACAAATGATTATGTTAAGCATGACGGAAGCACCGGAACAAAGCCACTTACCGTATGGACACAGAAAGGCAGGATGTTCTTATACAACAAGCTGAAAGAGATTGGCATTGAACCTATCGAGGAGGAAAGCGCATGAGAACAACATTGAAGCTGTTTCTTCCTATTATAATAGCACTCTCCATCACATTTACATCCACGGCACAGCCATCCGGCAGTTTTATCTCCGAGGAAGCACAGGAATCGTGTGTAAAGTACGGTGAGGAATACGGCATCTGCCCTGAAATGCTCATGGCAATGATCGAGAAAGAATCTTCCGGCAGACCGGATGTGGAAAGTGGCGGTTGCAAAGGTCTGATGCAGATTTCTGACAGATGGCATAAAGACCGCATGGAGCGTTTGGGAGTGACGGACATCTACTCCGTGGACGGCAATATCCATGTGGGAGCCGACTACTTGTCGGAATTGTTTGAAAAGTACTGTGATGTAGGAATTGTCCTCATGGTTTACCACGGAGAGAAGAACGCAGCTACAAAGACAGAATTAAGTGATTACGCAGACTGGATATTAACCAGGAGCGCAGAACTGGAAAGGATGAATGGAAAATGACGAACAGAGAGAAGTATGCGGAACAGATTATTGACATGGCACTTGATAGTATAGAGATAGCTGTGGACAAAGAAGGAAAGTTATGTGATTGCAATGTAATACTTTGTTCCGATTGCGCATGGAGTGATAAAAGCAGATGCAGGGAAAGGTTCAAAGAATGGGCAGAGCAGGAATATGTTGAACCACCTGTTGACTGGTCGAAAGTGCCTGTGGACACGAAAGTGTACGTAAGAGATTCCGATAGTGACCCTTGGAAACCTAGATATTTTGCAAAATTTGAAGGTGGGAAAATATTTACATGGACTAATGGTGCTACTTCTTTTTCGGCTAACAACTTTGATGATGTAGTATGGTGGATTCAAGGAAAACTTGCGGAGGACACCGTATGAGTGCCAAAAAGCGGTTTACCGTCAAAGGGTGCATCGGAAAGATATTTTACAGTCCAAAAGAATGGGAAGTTGACCGAGAAACAGCATTCTATTACAGAATTGTAAACCGCAATACCGGGAAGAAAAAATGGTTAAGAAAGGAGTATTTTTATGCAGAAACGACAGATTATCCCCATCGTCCGTGCGAATGAGATTCTGATTGCAAGACTGTTAGATGCAGGAATCTTGTATATCAGCGAAGAGGACAACATGATCCACGTAACAGAAGACTGAAAGCCGGAGGAGTGAGGAAATGGAAAGGAAGATAAGAAAAATCTTGGTAGAACTGGGGCTGAAACAGTACTTGCCGGGATTCCAGTACATCATCGAGGTTGAAACGCTGATGTTTGAGAACCGGAACAGAAGACTTTCTGAAATCTACCGGATTATCGGAGAGGAACACAGCACAACCAAGGAAAGCGTGTACCGGGCAATCAAGTGGGCTGTTGATAAGATGAACCCAACCACAGAGTTGTACAAGAAAATCAATGAGACAGACAAGCCGGTCTCAATCTATATGTTTGTTAATTCACTGTATTTATATCTTTGGGAGGATAGGAAAAATGAGGATTAAGCACATCTTTTTGCAGAATTTCTGCAAGTTCTATGGTTCTAACGTAGTGGACACTGATTTATACGACCGGACAGAGGTTTCCGGTGTAAATGAAACAGGTAAGTCCACGATCAAAAGAACAATTCAGTATATTTTTGGATGCCGTGACGAGAACGGCAGAGAGATCACCGGAATCAGACCGCACGATAAGGACGGCAATGACATTGACGGAGATATTACCACAGAAGTTACCGTGGAGATTGACGGTACAGACAAGGTTCTGAAAAAAGTATGCCGTCATAACTTCAATAAGAAAGGCGAGTTTACCGGCAATGTCACGGATTACTATGTGAATGATATTCCAAAAAAGGCAGCAGATTTTGAAGCATTTTTGGAAGAGAGTGTATGCGGAAAATATAAGTTTTCACTTTGTATCAATGCTATGACACTTCTGCTGAAAGGTGTCACGGATCAGAGAGCAATTCTTGCTGATATGTTTGGTCAGCACAGTAATGATGACATTTGCAATCAGTTTCCGGAGTTTGAAGCATTAAGGACTGTTCTGCAGGATGGAACGGTTGATGAACTGAAAAAGCGTTGCAATACGCAGTTGTACGGCAAAAGGGGAAGAAATGGAACTAAAGGCTTGCAGGACCTGTTAGATGAAATTCCGAGCCGAATTGACGAGGTGAGCCGTCAGAGAGTGGATATTGACCTTGCGGATCTGGAACTGAAAAAGAAAGCTTTACTGGATAAGCTGTCAGATAACATTAAGCAGCAGACAGATACGCAGAACAGCATGAAGTCCTACGATAAGCTTTCTGATGGAATTATTGAGTTAAAAGGTCAGTTGAGCGCATTGCAGCAGAAAGCAAATGAAAAACTGGATGCGGACAGAAGAGAGAAGCGCACGGCACTGAACCTGGTTCAGAATGAGAATCAGAAAGAGTTGCTTAAGGCAGATACCATTCGTGAAGAAATCACGGCACTGGAAAAGCGTATCGCACAGTATGAGCAGAAGAGACAGGAATTGAAGAAGAGTTGGGATTTGAATAAAAGCCTTAAATTTGATGAAAACTCTTTGATTTGCTCCTACTGTGGACAGGAATATCCGGAAGAGAAGAAAGAGCAGTTAAGAACGGAGTTTGATACGCATAAGGCACATGAATTGGAACTGATTACCAAAGAGGGTTCTTCCTGTGCTGACCATATCAAAGCGGATCAGGCAGAACTGGAACATAAGCGTGAGGAACTGAAAAAGACAGAGGATGAATTGGAGCGTTTGGAGAAAGAGATTGCCATTGCTGATAATGCATTAAATTCCATTCCGTCAAGCGTGGATATTTCCAACACAGAAGAATATAAAGCTGTCCAGTCACAGATTGCTGAGAAAGAAGCTTCCATGAACAAATTCACTGACATGAATCTTCTCAGAATCCAGTTAAAAGGTGATGAAGAGCAGATCCGCAATGATATTTCTGTGGTTGATAAGTCTTTGGCGAGTGTAAGCATTAACGAGAGTGTGGATAGGCGTATCACAGAACTGGAACAGGAGCGCAAGAACATTGCACAGAAGATTACAGATGTGCAGGCACAGCTTGACCTGTTAAAGAAATTCAGCCGGAAGAAGAACGAACTGTTGGAAGCTGATGTGAACAAGTATCTTTCTTTCTGCACTGTGCGGATGTTCAGACCTCTTGTGAATGGTGACACGGAGGAATGCTGTGACTTTACATACCGTGGAGAGCCTTACAGTCGGAACATGAACCACGGAGCAAGGATTCTGACGGAAATCGACATTTGCAATGCGTTTCAGAAGCGGTGTGGTGTGGAATTGCCTATTATGGTTGACGATACCGAGAGCCTTGACCCTTGGAAGATTCCTGATGTTGACAGTCAGTTGATTATGTTCCGCAGAAGTGATGATGCGAGTTTGAAAGTGGAGGAAGTACCTAGTGCCTAATGATGATTATGATATGGATAAAAAAGTTGAGATTTCTGCTGATGAAATGTGCAGAGCAATAGTAAAAACAATGGAAGAAGAGCCGTTTGATTCTTTAATTGAAGAAAACCCACTTATGATAATTACTTTTGCCCAATTTGGAGCAAAAGTTACCACAAAATTATTTGCAGATAAGATAAAGAAAGGAGCTGCGGAAAATGGCAGAAGTAATTAAAAGTTACAAAGGATTCAACAAGGACATGACTTGCCGTGGATTCCAGTACGAAGAGGGCAAGGAGTACGAAGAGGAAACAGCAGATGTATGTCATAGTGGATTCCATGCTTGTGAACATCCTCTGGATTGCCTTGGTTACTATTCGCCGAACGAATCTGTTTACCATGAGGTGGAGCAGAGCGGTGAATTTGACAGAGGTGAAGATGATTCCAAGGTTGCATCAACAAAAATTAAGGTCGGTGTAAGACTGGACGTTGCTGGACTGGTAAAGGCAGCCATTGATTTTACTATGAGCAGAGTTAAAAAAGAAGCTAGAAGTGATGAAGACTGCGGTGCATCTTCTGCGACAGGTTACTGCGGTGCATCTTCTGCGACAGGTGACTACGGTGCATCCTCTGCGACAGGTTACTGCGGTGCATCCTCTGCGACAGGTTACTGCGGTGCATCTTCTGCGACAGGTGACTACGGTGCATCCTCTGCGACAGGTGACTACGGTGCATCCTCTGCGACAGGTAACTGCGGTGCATCCTCTGCGACAGGTTACAAAGGTGCATCTTCTGCCAATGATTCCGAGAGCGTTGCGGTCGCATGGGGATACAAAGGAAAAGCAATGGGTGTCCTTGGTTCTCATATTGTACTTGCTGAGTGGAAATACATCGGTAAAGAAGATGATGACAGATACGACAGGTCAGAGCAGAAAGCATGGGAATTTGTCGGTGCGAAGATGTTTCGAGTAGACGGTGAAAAAGTGAAGCAGGATACATGGTACAGATTGGAAAATGGTGAACTTGTGGATGTGGAAGATGCAGATTAAGAAAGAGACAGTCGTTTCTGTTCTGACAACAAGAGGAGAAACAATCAATGCCGGTGACACCGTGATATTCAATTTTGATGACAAGTGTTGCGTGGGTGTGTACCTGGGACTTTCAGACCGTGGAGCCTTGAAATTCAAAGGCAAAATTGCTGATACGGATGTGACATTTCATGTGATGCCTAGAAGCATCAAGGAGATTTACAAAGCTGATGTGACAGTGCATCAGGGAGTTGCAAGTGGATTTATGAATGAGCCGGAAAGCGAGGAAAAATAATATGAGAAAATCTAATGTTTTGAAGATGCAGAGAGTTTTTATTCCCAAGGTTGGAATTTTTGATAAGAGCCTTTCTTTTGAGAATGGAATTTACGTTGTCCGTGTCGATGACAAGGTTTACAAGGAAACTGCTAATGAGTTGTTTGCTGTGCAGGCATTCAATGAGATTTAGGAAGTGAGGAAGAATAGCATGGGATTTACAGAGGTTTTAACGATCGTTTTCATTGCTCTGAAGTTACTTGGAGTGATTAGCTGGTCATGGTGGCTTGTACTACTGCCGGAGATTTTAGCATTTGTTGTATATGCAATCATGGTGATTTCGGCTGTTGTGGTTAATGTAAAGTTCAGAAATTCAATGGAAGATTTTGACAGAAAGTGGGGACTGTAAGATGGTAAAACGTAAATTTAAGGTTGGAGATGTGGTTAAACCAAACAAAAAAGCAGATGAAAATTATACCATAACTACTACATCTGTTGTAAGAGAAGCCATTGTTACAGAATTAAGAGACTATACGATGGAAATAAAAATCATAAAAGGGTCATGCAGTGTTGGGGAAGTATTTACGGTTGAAGAAAAATGTTTTGATTTGGTAAGAAAAGCAAAACAGGAAACCATTGTCATCTACCGCAAGGACAACAAAGTGATCGCACTGGACAAATCCACTGGCGAGAAAGCAGAAGCAAAATGCAATCCGGCTGATGAATTTGATTTCCGTACTGGTGCTAAGTTGGCTTTCAATCGGCTGATGGGCGAAGACGTGAAGCCTGATAACGGTGTACGGGAGGTGAAGAGAAAAGCTAAAGTCGGTGAGTTCATCAAGATTGTTGATGCGATGCCTTGGATGATTCCCTACAAAAACGGAGATATTTTCAAAGTAAATTGCGTTACGACATCAGGATGTATTTGCAAAAAATCTGAGGAAAATGTTGGTTTATGGCACAGAGAGTACGTTGTCCTTGAAAACTACAAACCGGAAGAAAAAGTGCAGAAAGATGATGATAGCGAAATCCGTGTCGGTGACATGGTAGAGGTAACACATAGAGGTCATTGCTATTCAACATACGATACATGGAGCGGTCTTGGAAGTTATAGGCAAAATTTTGTTTATGAAGCTTCTGTTGAAGATGGAATGGTTGCAAAGGTTTTGAACATTGCGAAGCATGATGAAATGTCAAGAAAACTTGTACTTATTCAGAATCCCAAGACAACCCAGGTATTCATCATTGACATTAAAGGAATTAAGAAAGTAGAAAGGTAGGTAGAAACATGGCAGACGAAAAGAAGCAGGAAAACACAGGAATTGTGGAATACGAATCAAATGGGGAAATTGTAAAAATTTCCCCAACAACGGTAAGAAAGTACCTTGTAAGCGGTGGTGGAAACGTATCGGATCAGGAAGTAATGATGTTTTTGTCTCTTTGCAGATATCAGCATCTTAATCCTTTTTTGAAAGAAGCATACCTAATTAAGTTTGGAAACAATGATCCTGCTACGATTGTTACCGGAAAAGATGTTTTTACAAAAAGAGCCGATGCAAATCCGAATTATGCAGGAAAAAAAGCAGGAATTATTGTTCAGAAGAAAGATGGTTCCGTTGAAGAAAGAGAAGGATCTTTTGTCCTTAAGGACGAATCTATTGTAGGAGGTTGGGCTAAAGTGTTTATCAAAGGAAGAGAGACACCGGAGTACCAGTCAGTATCTTTCGATGAATATGTTGGAAGAAAAAAAGATGGAACAATCAACGGTCAATGGTCTAAAAAGCCTGCAACAATGATAAGAAAAGTTGCTGTTGTACAGGCATTAAGAGAAGCTTTTCCGGATAAATTCCAAGGTTTGTATGCACAGGAAGAATTTCCTGATGTTTCCGATGTGAAACTTGATGTGGAAAAAGTTGTGGCAGAAGAGGTACAGGCAAATGCAAACACTATCGAGTTTCCTGACGCAACATTTGAGGAAGTACCGCAGACGGCAGAGACGGACATTGCCAGCGCAGAGACACCGGATTGCTTTAAGTAGGAGGACACCATGAGAATTATATCGCAGGATGGAACATTAGACATTCCTTATGAGCAGGTGGTTATTCAGAGATTTAATGGTGAAATTTACTTTCTGAATAAGAACCTCATAGGTGTAGAACAACTTTGTGGTGATATGGTTATTGCTGAATATTCCACAGAGGAAAAAGCGGAAGAAGCAATGAAACAACTTAAATATGCGTATCTTTGCCATAACAGAGTAAAAATTGAGAGGGAGTATCCAATTTGTGATGATAAGACACAAGAGGGAATTGGAGGAGTTTATACTTTCCCACAGGATGATGAGGTAAATGCATGAAACTAAAATGTTTAGGCTCCGGTTCTTCCGGTAACTGCTATCTTCTGACGGCAGATAACGGTGAAACACTTTTACTGGATGCAGGACTTCCTATCATGGACATAAAACGTGGTCTTAACTGGGATATTAAGTGTGTTGTGGGTGCGATATGCACCCATACGCACAAAGACCACTCATTATCCGTAACAGACCTTGAACACATGGGAATAAAGGTGTGGCAACCGCAGTTAGACCACTCAGAACGTGAAATACAAATGAGAAGATTCAACATATTTTGTTTTCAAGTGCCACACAACGGCACAGAGAACTACGGATTTTTGATTATGGTTGATGGTCAGAAACTTCTGTATCTGACAGACCTTGAATATTGCCCGTATGTGTTCAAAAAACAGCGGTTAGACCATATGCTAATCGAGTGCAACTATCAGAAGAAATATGTTGACATTGATGCACCTAATTACGTTCACAAGGTAAAAGGTCACTGCGAACTGGAGACTTGCAAAGGAATTGTAGAAGCAAACAAATCAGATGCCTTGCAAAACATCATATTGTGCCATTTAGGCGGTGATACAACCGATGCTGATGAATGTGTCGCAGAGGTAAAAAAGATTGCTCCATTGGCGAATGTGGACTATGTGGCGGCAGGCAAGGAATGGATTTTACAGAATGGAAAGGAGTGCCCATTTTGAGTAACTGGAAGAACATTCAGAAAGCGAAAGCTATTGAAACCAAGAATCGTGAAAGAATACTGGCGGTCAATCCACACGTGGACGATGGAAGTGGAATTTACTTTCTGACAAGAACAGACGAGGATGGATTCCGTTTTGCGTATGTGGGGCAGGCGGTACACCTACTCCAAAGACTGGCAGGGCATCTTAACGGATACCAGCACATTGATTTATCCATGAAAAGCCACGGATTATATTCTGTGGAAAATATATACGGTTGGAAAATCGGATTCCTAAATTATCCGGTAGAAGAACTGGACAAGTGGGAGCAGTACTGGATTAAGCGTTATGCGGACGAGGGTTATCAGCTTCGCAACAAGACAGCAGGCGGTCAAGGTGATGGCAAGAAGCAGATAGCAGAGTACCGACCGGGAAAAGGTTACCGTGATGGTCTGGAACAAGGCAAAATCAACCTTGCAAGGGAACTTGCGAACATAGCCGACAAGCATCTAGTCATCAGTTTGAAGCCTGAGAAGCAGAACAATTCCGTGTCAAAAAGACAATTTGTTCGGTTTATGGAACTTTTGCATGGAGAAAAGGACGGTGAAAGCAATGAACAGCAGTGATTATGATTCCCTTGACATCCAAAGAAGAGTTGACGATGTGATTCCGATGCTGAGACAGCAAAATCTTTTGGGAACAATTGCTTTAATAAAGCACATGAACCAACTTCTTAAGGATATTATTCAGCAAGAAAATAGAAGCGAATTGCTTCTTTTGAAAACAATGGAATTGTTGAAAAAGCAGTATGAATCACCATATGTGCTTAATATCTTGGAACAGACAGTTAATTATGATGATGCAGAGTGTGACGGAAGTTGCCTTGTGGAAGACATTGAAGAACATTTATTTGAGATTGGAGCAATAGAAGTTGGTTAAATAGGAGATGAATATGGAATACATATATGGTGCAATTTTTGCTTGGATATTTATTAGTTTTTGCTTCTTTATTTTAGAATCAGTTGGAATTATAGATTGCTTTATGGAAAGCAAAGCATTATGGATTTTGTTTGCTCCTATGATTTTTCTCGTGGTGTTTATTTATCCTATTTCAATTTATAAAGAAACCAAATTTAAAATATCAAGGCAAGAGTTTAGTGAATTGGAAAAATGCAATTTTATATACAAAAAGATTAGTAAAAATGTATACCTTTGCAGATTTTATGGAAGTAAAAAACATCATCCTATTTTATATCATTTTATTATTCCGTTTTATATAAAGATAAAATGATAAATCACAGAACTTGGAGGTGATACATAAAATGCCAAAACGATATGACAATCCGCAGGAAATTTTGAAAATCATGCGGCAGACAGAACTTTTGAAGCAGTCTGCGGAGAGAAGCCCATTCACCGGAATACTGACACTGTTCTGCTATACCTTGTGGAAAGACTACAAGTACTCACAGACGAGGCTTTCTGACTTCTGCGGTAAATTCACCGAGTACAACGAAAAGTACGAGAATGAGCCTTATACGGATTTACAGAGTAGGCTTAACGATTTTGCAGACTGGACGATTGAGTACAAGGAATTTACTGAAGCTGATTATCCACATTACAAGTCGGTTGTAGCGCAGAAATGCATCAGGGAACAGGTCAGATGTAACAACCTTATCAATGAGTTGTCCACAAGGTACATTCTATATGGAATGGTAATTCTTATGGAAGATGGATTCGGTAAGAAGAAGCTGACGAATTTCAAGGATAAGTTTTCTGACCACATGGACAAAGCCGGAGACAAGTGCAACGGAAAAGATTTCATGGACTTGTGGAGAGAACTGGTGGAAAACACCGGAATCTATATTGAGAAGCCTATTTTTGAGTAAGGAGTTCTAAATGGCAGAAAAACGAATGTTCAGCGCAAAAATAATTGAGAGTGATGCTTTTTTGGATATTCCTGCTACGGCTCAAATGCTTTATTTCCATATCTGTATGAATGCTGATGATGACGGATTTGTAAATAACCCACGGAAAATCATAAGGATGTGCGGTGCTTCTGATGATGATTTGAAAGCATTGATAGACAATAGATTCCTTTTATCTTTCGACAGTGGTGTTGTGTTGGTGAAGCACTGGCGCATTCACAACTACATTCCACCGGATCGTTACAAGCCATCATGCTATGTTGACGAAAAAAGCAAAATAGGTTTGAAACTAAACGGAGCATACACTACAGACCCTAAAAAGATGGTTTCCCCAGTAGAGGGAAATCCAAAGAAGAGTTGTTGCTACGACAAAGAAATCAAACTTGATAAGAGGTGATATAAATGCAGATGACAGGTTATGAATTGTTGGCGAATTATGAAAAAGCAGAGGACAAGGATAAACAGATTCAGATTCTTGCGGATTTGAACCACATTCCGGTTGACATGGTGTGTTTTGTGATTGACAACAGAGAAAAATTTGAAAATTTGGAGACACCATTGTCCACAGAAGAATTTGCAAAGTGGTGTGAGACGGAACTTGACCGTGTGGATGCTCATATCCATGCACAGGAAATATATTACAGAGAAATTTGCAATGTATACAGAATCGCAAGTACATACGGAAAAAGGAGTGTAGCTGTATGAGAGAGGGAACATGAAACTTTCAGAACGGTGACTTACTATACATGGATACACACCCGGTTGCTGATGCTATTAGAATCGGACGCACGAAGCCGTATGACTGCAGTTATCCAGTGATGGCGGAGAGACCGAGGATCCCGGAAAGGAGAAGAGATGGAGAGACTGACAGAAAGAACCACTGATGGAATTTTGGTAAAGGAGAATCACGTTGAAAACGGATTAAGAACATTTTATCAGTGCTTTGCAGAAAAGCCGAATGATAAATATACAAATTGCGATGGAGGATATTGCGCAATAGAGAAGCTTGCCGCATATGAGGATGCCGAGGAACAGGGATTGCTCTTGCGGTTGCCGTGCAAGGTGGGAGATACCGTTTATGTAATCACTTCTCCATTTAATGTGTTTGATGATATTGAATATGATGAGAACATGAAAGACGAAGTCTATGAAGCTTATGTTTCTAGTGTATCATTCTATGAAAGCGGAGAACAATATAGAATTTACTCTAAGGTAACAAATCATTTTATAGGAGCATATTTTAGAGAATGCGATTTTGGTAAAACGGTATTCCTCACAGGAGAGGAAGCCGAAGCCAAGCTAGCAGAAATGGAAGGTGCGGAATGAAGAGAGAAGAAGCTATCAAATTATTAAATGATATCCATAGTCAGTGTTGTGATACGGCAAATATCCTTTGCACACTTGATGCTGATAAAAGATGTGATGCATTACAGCTAGCAATCATCGCCTTGCAGAATCAGCCGGTGTGGATTCCGGTAAGCGAGAGACTGCCGGAAGAACTTGTACCAGTTAATGTAACATGGATAAACAGAAACCCGGAACCGTATTACGAAGACATAAAGGATGTTCCATTTGTTGATACTGCTGTTTATTGCAACGGAAAGTGGTACTGGTGGTCAAGTGTTTGCGTTGATTATCTCAAAGAATACGGAGAACGTTATAACATTGATTTGGTTGACGAGGACATTGATATTGTATCTTGGATGCCACTGCCGGAGACGTACAGGGAAAGTGAGGTAGAAGATGGCGGGCAGGATGTACAAGGAGCAGATGGATAACAAGGTAGAATAGATTAGAAAGGAGTAAGAGGTTTGCTGGCCAGCGATAAAGAGCTCTTTACTCCGAGAAGAAAATGGAATCAGTAAAAGAAAGAATGGATAGGATTGGCGCTTATGCGAAAATCGCTTCATTCATGCAAAAAGAAAAACAAGATTTTGCTTTTAAGCGTAAGTATGCGCAGATTAGGGCAGAAGAGTTTAAATCAGAATGTGATAAGCGGGGGCTGAACTGCCATGTATCGGTAGGTGGACTGGATAGCATCATCCTTTACATATTCCTAAAAAAGGTGTGTAACATTGATGTTCCGGGAGTATCGGCATCCTATCTGGAAGATAAAAGCATTCAGAGGGTACATCGGGCAATCGGGATCATAAATGTGCCACCGCTGAAACGAGAGGACGGGACCTACTGGAGTAAGCCAAAGGTGATCCAGGAGTTCGGTTTTCCAGTCATATCCAAGGAGATTGCCGGGAAAATTGAGTTGCTGCAGAATCCATCTGAGAAGAATAAGACGGTACGCCACGCAATTATTACCGGAGAGACTGGGGAATATGGTGGTTGGCAGAAAGATTCCAAAATGAAGCTTAATCATCGATGGCTGAAGCTGTTCGGTGGGTATGAGAACGAAAACGAGGGATGTGATTATCAGAAGCCTGATTTCTTGGTATCGTCCAAGTGCTGTTATTACCTCAAAGAAAAGAACTGTGATGACTGGGGAAAAGAGCATAACAGTGTACCGTATTTAGGGCTGATGGCATCCGAGGGCGGCAGACGTGCCAAGAGCCTGCGGATGAACGGCTGCAACTACTTCGGAGCATCCACAATCAGATCAGCACCGTTTGCTATATTCCACCGACAGGATATTCTGTCTCTGGCTCTGGAGATGGACGAGCAATGGAGAAATGGATGGAAAGATGAATTCCATGAGCAGTTATTACATGAAGGCAGGCTTACAGAGAATTTTGTGATGCCCGATTCACTGATCCCGGAGATATACGGGACTATTGAGAAGAAACCGGACGGAACTCTGTATACTACTAAAGCGCAGCGTACCGGATGCAGCATGTGTGGTTTCGGAATACACATGGAGAAACGGCCACATAGATTTGATTTGCTCTATGAGAGCAATCCCAAAGAGTGGGATTATCTGATGTTCCATATGTGCAAAGACAAAGATGGAAACGATTATGGCTGGGCGAAGGTACTGGAATATATCGGAGTCGGATGGGATCCAGCCACTATCGGTGGTAATTGCAAAGGGCAGATGAGCATAGATGATTTTATAAAATAATGAGAGGAAACAGATATGGTTAGATTAGAAGGAACCAAAAGTGCGAGAGTAGTACAGGTGATTGAAACAAAATCTGAAAGAGGTCTTGGAACGAAAAAAGACCCAGTAAGAGAAGTTATTCAATACTGGGACTTTGAAGGCAATTTTTTAGCTGAAATGGACACGGAGCATTGTTTACCCGTAATAGAGTATGAGGCGAAATCCATTAAGGAATCTATTTTACCGGTTCAATAGATTCTGCATCTTCAGTGATTAGTATCATGCTGATAAAATAGACGGTTGCTTTGATGAATTTTTTCATATCTTGGACATCGCGACTCTCTTGTTTGCGGATGTAATGAGCCTCATCATTGCCAATCCAGGCAGAACGAGTAGCTAAGGTTGCTATATTTGTCGAGTTAATATACTTTGTAATACATTGGCTCAATGTCATGGATTTTATTTTATCAGATTCACCTGGATGAGTATGGATAGCAAAGTCTTTTACTAGAAATTCAAGTGATTTTCGGTAACCTAATCCAGCAATTTCATCCAGATTGTATGTTTCAGCAGCAAGAGCTTGATTATATATTTTTGCAAATTGTGGAGACATGGCTTTTACGTTGTCATCAAATGATTCTTCGCGATAAGAAATAGGTCCAATGTTAGTAGGATCAGAAGAAACATATTCGTTTTTGTCTAAATGTACTTTGTAGTCAGCAACAAAACTTCGCTGACATGAAGTACACAAGAAATGCCCATGCATGAGGTAGGGAGAAGTTCTTTCCAAATGAAACATATTTAGACAAACGGGTTTGATTGCTTTTTTACATAATGGGCATTCATTAACCTCTTCTGTCAAAAAAGAAATATTGGATGAAGAATTTGGATATTGTTTGGAAGTATATGTAGTTTTCATGTAAATTCCTCCTTTATAAGGAATTCTACCACAGTAGCAAATAAAATCAATAAGCAAGAAAGGAGCCGAACCTCCGGCCGGGGTGACGATATATCGGGTTCCTTTGAAAAATGACAAACAAAGAATTAAAAGAATATTTGAATACATTCCCGGATGATGCACCGGTAAGTTTTATCCTTGCTAATCCGAGAAAAAGAAAATTATATGAGAACGTCAACACTTTCGGAGTAACAGATCAGGGACAACCGGTGTTCTGCATTGAAGTCGGGGAAGAGAAAGACATGGATGCAGAAATGGTGGCAGCCTGCGAAGCGGATGAAAAAGCTGCGGATAATCTGGAAGGACAGATGGACATATCAGACTTCCCGGAGGTGATGCCATGATTAACGGAGAACTAATCGTTGACAACTTTGCCGGCGGCGGGGGCGCGTCCACCGGAATAGAGATGGCAACCGGATACAGTGTGGATATTGCCATTAACCATGATCCGGAAGCTATCCGGATGCACAAGGCTAATCACCCTAATACAAAGCATTACTGTGAGGATGTGTGGCAGGTAGATCCGGTGAAAGCATGCAATGGGCATCCGGTGGCCCTTGCTTGGTTTAGTCCGGACTGTAAGCACTTTTCCAAAGCTAAGGGCGGTAAGCCGAAAGACAAGTTTATCCGTGGCCTTGCGTGGGTAGCCTGCCGGTGGGCGGGACTGGTACGGCCCCGCGTGATCATGTTGGAAAACGTGGAAGAATTTAAGACCTGGGGGCCGCTGAACCGCGGACATCATCCGATTAAAAGCAAGCAGGGCAAGACTTTTGAGCGGTTTGTCCAGCAGCTTACAGGTCTGGGATACAAAGTGGAATTTTGTGAACTGATTGCCGCCGACTACGGCGCACCCACCATGCGCAAGAGATTTTTCATGATCGCGCGGTGTGATGGGAAACCGATTATCTGGCCAGAGCCGACACATGCACCGGCGGATAGCGAGGCTGTTAAGGATGGTCTCTTAAAACCGTATGTGGGTGCATACACGCAGTTGGATTTCTCATTGCCGTGCCCCAGCATCTTTGACACCTCGGAAGAGATCAAGGAGAAATACGGGATCAGGGCGGTACGTCCACTGGCACCTAAGACGATGGAGCGGATCGCAAGGGGATTGAAAAAGTTTGTGCTTGAGAATCCAGAGCCTTTTATTATCCAATGCAACCACGGCGGCGAGCGCAGACCAAACGATATCCGGGAGCCGATGCCCACAATCACCGGGAAGCACGGGTACGGTGTGGTAGAACCCTACATGATCCCTATTGGATATGGGGAAAGAGACGGACAAGCACCCAGAGTACATGATGTAGAGAAACCATTGCCGACCATAGTTGGGAGTGGAAAACATTATCTGTGCGAGCCGTACATGGTACAGATCGGGCAGACTGGATTTACGGCAGACAGGAGCAAGGATGTGAGAGAACCGCTCACAACCATAGTAAGCAAGAATGAGCATTGTCTGATAAGTCCTACGCTGATCCAGTACCATTCCGAGACGGCGCAGGGAGAAGTCCGCGGGCAGACCATAAAAGATCCGATCATGACCGTGGATGGATCGAACCGGTATGGACTGGTTACCTCATTTCTGCATAAGTATTATGACGGTGGCTACAAGGGAGCAGGAGAGAGCATAGAGAAGCCATTGCCGACAGTTACCTCATGGGACCATAACAGTGTGGTGACGGCAAACTTGATCCAGATGAATAATCACTGTGACGGCCGGGACGTGAGGAATCCGATACCTACAATTACAGCCGGCGACGGGCACTTCGGAGAGGTTAGAGCCTTTTTGATTAAATATTATGGGGATGCTACCGGTCAGGACATTGAGCAACCGCTTGATACGGTTACGACCAAAGACAGATTTGGGTTGGTGACAATTGAGGGCGTGGATTATCAGATTGTGGATATCGGGCTTCGGATGCTGGAGCCGCGGGAACTGTACGGATGCCAGGGATTCCCTGAGGATTACATAATCGATCATGATTACACCGGCAAGACATATCCACGGAGTGAGCAGGTCCGCCGATGTGGCAATGCGGTATGCCCACCGATTCCAGCGGCACTGGTTAGAGCAAATCTGCCGGAGTTATGTGTGGCAGAGCGTACACCGAACATGCAGATCAAGACAGAGCAGACCGGCCAACTCCGGTTTGCGTAGGAGGCAGGCTATGACAGAGCATAATAAAAAGATCAGAGATAAGATCCTAAAGGCAATTATCTCTTACACCACGGAGCATGGATACCCTCCTACGCTCCGTGAGATTGGGAACGAGGTAGGGCTGCATAGCAGTAGTGCAGTCCACCAACATATAACATGGATGCTCGCAGATGGGATACTGGAGACAGATGCAGAGGGATCCCCGCGGGCAATACGGGTTCCTGGATATGAGTTTCAGCAAGTTACCGGCAAATTAAAATCTCCCGTAAACACGGGGCGGAAATCGAACTAGTAAAGAAAATTTACTAGTTGGGCAAATGAACTACCGAATTTTCCTCGGTAGTTCGGATTAAAGAAAGCGAGGATATTATCTATGATTAAACAGTAAATCAGTGAGATTAAGAAATTATTTACAGAAAGGAATTGTTCTATCACCCGAATCTGCGGATGTTACGTGGATGGGGAGAAGAATAAGAAAACCGAATTGAAGCAGGCATTTCTGGCACTACCGGAGGAGGAAATGTTCAAGTATTTCGAGATTCTGCGTAAGAGTCTGTCCGGCACCATCGGCAAGAATCTTCTGAATTTGGAATTTCCGCTGGAGAGTGAGAGCGAGGGCGGAACACAGGAGTTCCTGCTGCGCCTGCGGGACAGCAAATTGAGAGACGATGCACTGCTGGAGCAGTTCTACGACCGCATCATTGAATCTTATGAATATGTGGGAAACTATCTCATTTTGCTGATCCACGATGCCTATGATATTCCGGGCCGCACCAAGGATGGTGCTGAACTGGATGATGCATCCGATGAGGTGTACGAGTACATATTGGCTTGCATCTGCCCTGTAGATCTGTCCAAAACCGGTCTGAGTTATAATGCGACGGAGAATATCTTCCAGAACCGGCTCCGCGACTGGGTGGTAGGAATGCCTGATACCGCGTTCCTGTTCCCGGCCTTTAATGATCGCAACGCAGACATTCATAGTACTCTGTACTATTCCAAGGATGCCGCGGAACTGAAAGATGAATTTATTGATAAGGTGTTGGGATGTTCGATTCCCTTGCCTGCGGACTGCCAGAAAGAAGCATTCCAGGCGTTGGTAGAAGAGGTACTGGGAGATAACTGCTCCGTGGAAGCGATTAAGAACATCCACGAAGAACTGACTGAGATTGTGCAGGAGCATAAGGAGGATCCTGATCCTGTGGTATTAGATAAAAACACAGTTGAGGCCATCTTTGCCAAAAGTGGTTTGGACAATGACAGCATGGAGGCATTTGACCAGTGCTACGACGATACCGTAGGACCGGACACGGAGTTGATGCTGGATAATATTTACAGCAACCGTAGCTTTGAGGTGAAGACCCAGGTTGTGACGGTAAAGGTAAATCCCGAGCGCACAGATTTGGTAAAGACGAAGGTAATTGACGGCAGACAGTGCCTTGTAATTGAGTTGCAGGAAGCTGTAGAGGTGAACGGTGTTGCTGTGAAGCCTATTTAACTTAGTATTTAATGGAGGTAGAAAAAATGTATAAAGCAACAAATATTGATACGGACAAGGCTCTCAAAGCAATCAATGATTCAAGAGCAATACAGGAAAGAGCATCACAGCTTAGATCGGAAAAAGAAAGATCTTACATGGAGGGACTGAACAAAGGACTTGATATTGCTGAAAGTCTTTTTGAATGTTCAAATTATGAGAAATCGGCACAGGAGGCAACTTATACAGATGGTGTCTGCGAGGTACTCTATGAACTTGGAAAAGAACTTGATATACCAACTCAGGATATAAGAGATAATATTGCATCGGTAGATGAAGCCTGCGCTCTGTTTGCAGACAGGATTCGGGAAGCAATAGCAAGAGATAAGGATCAGTAAACTGAAATTTAGATAAGGAGAATGGCTTATGAAGTTATCAAAACTGACTAAGCCAGAACTTGAAGAAATCTTCCGGAACGCCAATTTCACGGAAGAGGAAGAAAAAGTGTTTTGGTTGCTTGCAGGAGGTAAGAGTTTAGAACAGATATCTGCAAAAACTTTTCTTCCGATAGCAACCGTAAACAGAAGAGTAAAAAGTATAAAAGACAAAATCGGAGGTGAAGAAGTTATGAATAAAACGGTTCCTGTATGGGAAAAAGTAACACTAACACTTGATGAAGCTGCCGAATACAGCAATATAGGAATAAATAAAATCAGAGAAATTTCCAACAATCCAAGATGTAATTTTGTAATTTTTGTAGGAAAAAAACGTTTAATAAAGCGCAAAGAATTTGAAAAGTTTATCTCTGATAATGTGGAATTGTAGACAATTAAAGCCTTATGTGATAAAATATCAGATTGCATAAGGCTTTTCTCATAATTGGAAAGGAGTGTAAAGTTTTGGGGAAAGACCTAAAAGGAAAGGAATTGGGACAAGGAATAAGTCAAAGAAAAGACGGATATTATGTGGGAAGATACACTTCAAAAAATGGAAAGCGTATTCAAAAATTATTTTTAAAGGTAAAAGATTGTCAAAAGTGGCTTGCAGATAACCAGTATTCAGATGAACATAGTAATGCTGACTTTCCACAAGACATGATTGTAAGTGCGTGGTATGATTACTGGATTTCTATAAAAGAGAAAACAGTAAGACCGAATACCGTAAGAAATTACAAAGAACGTTACAACAAGAATATTTCACCAGTCATAGGAAATAAACTGCTAAAAGAGGTAAATACAATACATTGCCAGCAGATTATGAACAATATGTCAGATGACGGTTATAAGACCACTACAATATACCAGGCAAGGATAGCACTTTATAATATGCTTGATTATGCATATCAAAATGACATAATTCCTAAAAACCCATGTAATAGAATGGTAAAGTACGACATAGGAAAACCGTCGGAAAAGAAAGAAGCACTTACTATTGAAGAGCAAAAAAAATTCTGCCATGAAATAGTTGGTTGCCCTTATGAATATCAATACCTTTTTATCTTGCAGACTGGTTTAAGGACTGGTGAATTGGTTGCTTTAGAATGGAAAGACATTGATTTCAAAAATAAGACCATGACTATTTCTAAAACTATGGAGTACCGACATTCTACTAAAGAGTGGAGAAAAGGAGAACCGAAAAGTAAATCTGGGTATCGTACTATTCCATTGACAGATGAAGCAATTCGGTTATTGAAATTACAGAAAAAGAAAAATCAGTCATTGCCTTTTATATCTTTGGAGTGGAAAGATACCGTATTCGTTTGTAAAAAAGGTACGCCAGTTAAAAATAGCACATACGACACGATGCTTTTTAAAGTATGTGAAAAAGCAGGTATACGAAAAATTGCAATGCACATATTAAGACATACTTTTGCAACGAGATGTATTGAAGCAGGAATGATGCCAAAAACATTACAGACACTTTTGGGACATTCAAATATAGGCATAACAATGAATCTTTATGTGCACACGACAGACGATCAGAAGCAGAAAGAAATAAGTATGGTTGCAGATGCTTTGAAAGTAATTTGATCTAAAGTGGTACATAATTGGTACATAAATACAAATTTTAAAGAAAGAAATGCCGTAAAATCAAGGCATTTAAGAGGTTATGAAAAAATATGAAATTAGGTATCGTTATATTTTGCCATATTTCACGTATTTTCTTATAATCTTACAAAACCTTACAGATGCAGTGTTTATCAGTATTTTCGACATTTTAGTCTTTAACGTAATTTAACATAATTCT